CATTTTCATTTTAATCTTAGTTAGAACTCGAGCGATTAACTATTTATAAATTACTTAAATTTTTAGTCTTTATTTTCTTCGTGCTCCTTGAAGTTCTTTTCGTTATCCTAAGATCAAAAATGAAACTCTAAGTATTTAGAAATAATCTAAAAGGACAGGAAATATATCTTCTTGTCTTTTTGAATTAATCCTTTAATGATAAGTACTACTAAATTTTTCAATTGGCTTCCCTGCTATTTCCCTTGTTTTCTGGACTGCAAGATTTAGGAATAATCATCTTTATCATCTTACCACTATGTCCACAAAGTAGTAACAATTCCAATTTACTTCATTTAGCCTAATTTTCCAAACATTTTATGAAAGTAAAAATAATCTTTACTTTCATGGTTAGGCAATTAATTAAACCAAGTGTATGATAATCTTTCGATGAAGATTAATGATTTACTTTATGCTCTTCACACAAAGGTCAAAATCTTATTTCAAGGGAGACAGGGTCAGGTTAGTCCTTGCTCTTCGCTGGGGAGGGTTAGCTGAGTTATCTCTGGTTCCACATTCGTGCGAACCTCGCTCCTATTCACAAAACTCTTCAAAGCAGTGTTTTACCACAGTGACTGGCTTTATTTGTAATGAGGGAACAAGTTATATGTTCATACCATGCTCTTTACAAATTCTTAGCGTAAGTAGATTAAAGATGTTGCACCAGATTGAAAAATAAAAAAATAAAAAAATCAAAAAGTGCCTATGGTTATCCGATTTTGGATAAAGTAACTCTTTTCCTTGAAATCCCATTTCTGGGCAAAGTAGTACTGGGACATTACCTGTACACCCCTTAAAGAATAAGATTGATTTAGTTATAGTTGGTGTTAGAACCTATGAGCATTACAGAACAGACAAGCTGAACTCACGATACTCTATGAAAAGATAACTAATCTAATCGTAGTTGAAACCCAACCATCATCTCATCATTTAAGAACATGGATGCACTAGCCAACAGGTGTAAAATCAATCTTCATGCCAATAATCTGACCTACTAGTTTTGACTTGTCGTTAGTGGATAAGATAGTGAAACGACCTAGTTTCTCTATCTGTGGGAATCGTTTAGGCTGGATTACACGGTTTCAAGTGCATATGACCCATTTCGTTACTTGGTGGAGATGTACCCAGCCTAACTCTGACTGTTCTCCCAGAGGATTTTCTTCTCTGCTTTACTGTTTACTACATGTCCATATGAATGTAAAACTTTAACTATGCTTTTTAATGCTTCCCCTAAATCTTACTTATCGAGCCTACCTGAGGATCTCAACAGCCAAGACCATCTATACACGGTATTTTAGCGAGTAGGGAACTAACCTGCTCTTTAAGTGCCAATCTACTTTCTTTTGTATAGACTACGCAGATCTGTTCTCTCCATATCATAAAGAATAACTTCTCTATAACTTAGGAGCAGACTGCTTGGTCTGGGGGCATAGCCACTTCAGTCACAGTTTCTTGACCAGCATTACGGTGCTGTATAACATGGTCGGAAGTTCTCATACCTCCGGGTCTTCTATCTCAACCGAAACCCACTCATGCTTCACACATCAGATAAATGCAATAGACCATTTTTCATTTAGTCAGAACTTTCCTGTAAAAAATTATCGGTATCTAAAACATCTAAAAAATTACGGTACAATGATATGGAGTTAGTCCTATCATACTACTACTTGATTTGTCCACTTAAACCAAAGTAGCGAAAGTTTTAAAAACTTTCAAATTTTATAAAAAATCTTCATATGAATAACGCTCCAAAAATTTGGATTCACATCGCATCAGCCTCACATCTAAGACCATGATGGCACATATCGAAAGAAGAGTTAATTCCCGATACCACTGTCTTGTCCGTTGCTTCCCCAATCGCAATCTGAACTTTTTGGAAATCTCTTGGTCGCTCAGTGACTCTAAGTATCTCAATCAAGAGAAGTCGGTGGTTTCCTAAGAGTTTTCGGTTTGTAAGTTCACTTAATCAGAGTTACTGCAAATCCTCCAAATTATAAATCATAAAAAATCATACCTAGCTAACATTTTAAATTCATGTTAAACCCAAGTCTTATGACCTAGCCAATATTTCAATGAACGCCTTAACTAAGGGTAGACCGACTACCATGAGGGACTTTGAAGAAGACTAACTCCTCATTACCTGATAATGCCTCCAATAGTTTCCCTACCTCATGAGCCTTGAAAGTTCTCGACTTTCTTTTTACCCAGTGATTATCCCAGACAGTCTATCTGACATTTTTTAAGGTAGGAGTTGATCCCTTTTACCACGCCCTAAAAACTCTCTTTAGTGTGGGGGACACATTGCGCTAGTTAAGTTTTAATTTCCAAAGGGTAAGGATTGAGTTTTACCCAGAGTACTCGAATAATGTTTTTACACGGTAACCATCCAAAAGGATGTGCAGTCGTGCGAACTCTGCTCTAATTTAAGTTTTAATTTAATGAACTCTTTTTTACACGGTAACCATCCAAAAGGATGTGCAGTCGTGCGAACTCTGCTCTAATAATATTTTTTTAAGTTTTTGTACGGTAACTACTTGACTAATAGTAGGCGATCGCACCATCTTCGCTTTGTATTGGTTGTTTATCCAATTAGTCTTTTAACGGATGAAGAGCCAATACCTCTTCTAATAATAAATGCACACATAGATGCTTACAAGTATTATCTATTGTACAAAATACAGGTTTCCCAGTTTCAATATATCCTAAAAATATGAAACTGGGAAACCAAATAAACTTATAATAAAATTACCTAAGTAAAAAAGTAAGAATTTCTAAGGAGGTTTAACTTTCTATTCTCTCTATCTCCATTCCTGGTATATTTCTACCATCTCCACCATCATATCTTCTACCTCCCCAGAAGCCTCCACCTCCTCCACCTCCGTAATTTCTTGGAGCAGATGTTTCATTTATAACAATGGTATCGATTTTTACTGCTTTTGTATCATCTGTATACAAGTTAATCTCATATCTTGAACCATATGGATATCCATATTCTATAAAATCTCTTCTTGTTACTTGAGCAATACTCGATATCTTATGCTCTCCTCCACCTTGATTATTAGCATTTTTAACATAGATAGCAATATTTGGATCTGAAAGAAGAATATTGGAAATTGCATAATTAAACACAGTCTGCATACTTAGGTTATAGATATCTGTATAGTCTATTCTTAAAGTACCATCATAATTTGAATTTTTACTCCAAGATCCAACAGATCCAATTGTATAACTGTCTTTAAGTTGGATTTTGTTATATCTGTTTCCTGCTCCTTTAAGGAAGACAACTTCTACCTCATTACTCCAGGGAGATACAACACCCTCCCATGTCATATATCTATATCTCCATTTAATTACAGAATTTCCTTTTGTAGTATCTGCAAACATATGAGTTACACAAATTGGATTACCATTTGTCCAAACATCTTCAAGTTTATCTTGTGAAAGTCTTCCTGATGCTGGATGTACATATTGATCACGGAATCTTGTAAGATCTTTAAGTTGTCCACCAACATAGGAGAATGTAGAAATAAGAGTTTTTTGACCCTCTTGTACCATAAAGACATCTCCATTAATATAATTCCACATATAAAGTGGCGGAATAAACATCCAATTTCCTCCATCTACTGAGTATTGCCATTGTAAGTTTTGAATATTACCATTTATACCAACTGGAACATTGAGTATACCTGTAACATCTGGAATTAAGAACACATTTTCTGTTTCTGGTCTGGCACTACCATTTATAATGTTTGAACCATGAAGTTTATTTCCTGTTCTATATTTAGATAGATTGTGTTGTACTTCTATCCTATGATTGCCAGGACTTGTAAATTGACCTGTTCTATATGCTTCATCTCTATTTTCAAGCATTATATTTTTTGCTTTTCTAAGAGAATCTACAATCATAAGTCTTGGAGTTCTTGTATTTTGTCTAGGATCAGATACAGAGATTACAGCAGTATCAGAATTTGTCTGATTATTATTATTACTTGCCGTAAGTTTAAGTGTATGATCTCCATGCTTATTAATGTCCTTGATTGTCGTAGAATTTGTAGTTGTACCCTCAAGTACAGCAGTACTGTTACTAGGTTTAGATACCAGTTCCCAAGTCATACCAGTAAGAGTAGCCCCTGTACTGATTACACTACCTGTAACAGGAATATCCACTCCTGTTATCTTATGATGTTTATATAATTCAAGATTATGTAATGGATAATACTTATGACTCCAATCCATGTTATAAATATTATCAAAGATTGTATCACTTTGTAAATTTATTGAATTTGTAAATGGTACATCTTCAATAACAATTTTATAAACACCTTTCATTATATTTCCAAGATCGGTACTCTGTACCCAAATCTCTACATACAATTGATCATAACTTTGAGGAAATAATAAATTCCATCCCCATTGTCCATCCAGTGCATTTGGATTTACTGTTGTAAGATTAGTATCATACATTTGTCTACCTATACCAAAGAAATAAGCATCACCTACTGCTGCTGGTTCTTCTATTACTTTAAATCCTAAACTGTTTCTATTATACCCTTTACCATGTTTAATAAGTGGTATAACAGTGGTATTACTAACTGAATTATCTGTAACACCTGTTGCATATTTGGTAAGGATAATTCCGACAATTTCAGGTGGTTCAAATCCCAATTCTCTCCAGGGTACTGTTTTATTACCACCTGCACTTACTGTAAGAGTAGAAGTAGGTGGAGTATTTGCCACTATTTCATTACTTCTTGAAATGTTACCTGCATTATCTTCAACTTCTACCACATATCTATAACTCTTATCTGGAGTAACTGTTCTATCTGTGTATTCAAGTAAAGACTGTCCACTGTTTATTTTTTCTCCATCTCTAAGCAGTCTGTACTCTTTTACACCAGATTCTGCATCTGCACTCTGAGTCCAGATAAGTCCAACTTCTGTTTGAGCCAGTCTATTTGTCTGTAGAACAGGAGCAGTTGGTGGAGTAATATCAGTCTGCTTAGTTACAGTGTAGGTTATAAGTTTAGGTGTTTTATTTCGTTTTCCCTGGAACTCAGTTACTACATTCATTTCGATAGAATATGAACCCTCCTTGCTGAATACTATCTGCTTAGGGTTGTCTGTATCATTTCCAGAGAATGTAACCTGCGAAACTTCTCCACCTTTTACACTCCATTCTATTCCCTCAATTTGTCCACCCATACTGTCTATTGAATATCCAAGTGAATGGATAACATTTGAAGAAGCAAATGGAATCTGTAAGTTATAAGAGTCTTGTGTAATTCTTATGATGGCATCTGCTATTGTAGGTTCTTCAAGTTTTTCATAGTACCTAACTTCTACATGTCCCCTGTTTATCCCTATACTGTTAAAGTCTTCATCAAGTAGAGTATGCAGGGTAATTGTTATATTATCTTTATCAATTGCTACAGAATGTCCAGCATCTATACCATCTGGATCTCCAAGTCTGATTTTTTTAGTAAGTTCATCTGGAAATATCATCACATCCATACCTACCACTTTTGTCCATTTAGTTCCCAAATCATGAGATACTGTAACAGTTCTTGTTTTACTCATATCCCACTTACCTATGTTGTACACAGATGTTTTAGTAGGAATAAGAGTAGAAAGTGAATAAGGAGTAAGTGCTACTGTATTGTTTGAACTGTCAGTTGCTTCTACTTCAGTAGCCAGTTTTACAATACCTGCTTTTGTAGGAGAAGCCACAGGTAGTGGGTGTCCTTTTTTCTTTGTAGGATCTGGATTTACACTAAAGTAATTATCTTCAATAGCAGAAATCTGAGCAATCATCTTTATAAGAGAATCTTGATCAGTTGCTCCAGTAAGAAGTTTTAAAGTATTATTTGAATACTTCCATATAACAACTTGTCCAGGTTTAAATGTAATACTTTCATTACCATTAAGCTGAATTACCTGTCCAGATGCTGAATTTATATTTTTTCTTACAGTAGTGGTATGAGTAAATTCAGTAATAACAATAGAATTATGAGAAAGTCCTGTAATTCCTTTAAGTTCTTCAGAGTTTGCATTATCTATAACAATATAAGCCTGATCTGTACCTTTGGAAGTATTAAGGAGTCCTGTACCTTTTTCTATTCTATAATGAGTCTCTGTACTACATCGAAGAGTATGCATTATGAGATCTCCATATACTTCAAGTTCAGTAGTTGTGTCTCCAATGTCCATTTTTCTCTTATATTTGAGGAGAACACTGTCTTCTGCTGGATTAAATGTCATTCGGAGGTAATCCCACTCAGCAGTAGTCATTGGAGGTATACCCGCTACAGCACCTGTAAAAAGAATAGTATCCCCAGAGATGCTCATTATACTTTTATTTCTATTTCCAAGTACAGAAACTGAACCCAGTGTATTTACATCTGTGTACATACCTATACCTGCATATTTAGTGCCAAAGATTGCTCTCATGTGATTGTCCACCTTAGCATAAGAAATCTCTGCATATCCAGTATCGGTAATAGTATTATGCTTATAATGTTGTCTATACCAAAGAGTAATTTGCTTATTTCTTCTATCCTGTTCTTTTGGAAGTTTAGTAGTCTTGTCATAAGGATCTCTTATGATATTTGTAAGTGAAAGAGTAGAGATATCTCCTGGAATTTCTCTATCCACACCCAGGGCTACAGCGTAGTAATTTGAATATACTTCATTTGTAAGTGGATCATGTACAGGGGTACCAAGCATTACAGTATTATCTACAATACCTGTGCTGTTATAATCTTTAATGGTATGACCCTGAATTATATGTCCAAGTTCTTTATATGTTCTTATGGTTTTAAAGAGATCCTTATTTACATTTATAAGGCTCATTTCTTTCTTATATCTAAGAACACCACCATCAGAGTAGACAGAATATACACTTCCATCTGCTGATAAGACTATATCCCCAGGATTTTTAGGTGTACCATCTGGATTAAATTCTGTAACAGGATCTCCATCCTGGATACCTGTGGTAGATGTTACTGTAACATGGTTACCCCTATCTCCTTTATCTCCTTTATCTCCCTTTCTTGTAAGTCCTGGAATTCCTCGACTACCTGTATCTCCTTTTTCTCCTTTAATACCTTTATGCATATAGATTTGCTCAAAGTTGTAATTGAATACTTCAATGAGTTCTGCTACAGTAGTATCTTGCGTAAGTCGTTTGAGAACCAGATTTGGGTAGTATGGAAATATTAAATTTCTTTTACTCATATTCTGTGTAATTTTATTATAGTATAAATTCTTAGATTAGTTCCAGATTTAATAGAAGCAATTATTTCTCCCATTTCTAGACTTTGCCTTGTATGTATCTTGTACTCGGTGTAACCAGCGTTCAGAATATCCTCGAAGCCAAGTTCTGCTTCGATCTCAGTATCTACACTTTCAAGTCCATAGATGACAGGAGTAACCTTGTAAAGTCTAAGTATATTTTTAAGTATATCTCTGTCTTCAATATTAAGCATTCCTTGTAAGATACTAAGGAAAGAATACTTAAGTGTAATTGTACTATCTGAGTGGTCAAGTATTTGTACTACACCTGTATTTTCTATTTTTATATTTCTTGGAATTTTGTACCACTTAGAACAAAGGTATTCTCTTTTCTCTACTACATCTATATTATCCTGCATAGTTGGTACTACACTTGTCTTCTCCAAAGAATATTCTCCAAGTTCTGGATAGATCCTTTCTACAGTTTTAAAATCCTTTCTCATAGATTTTCTGTATTCTGTAAGTTCAAAGGTCTCTCCAGAGGTTACTTCTGTACCTTTTACCTTACTTAGAAGATCATTCCATGACATAGAGAAAGTTTTCCAGTTTTTAACCTTTAAAACACCATCTAAATGTTTTAAGTCATTCCAAGAGAAATCTCTATCTTCCTTTTTAAAAGATATTATTTCCTTAAATTCTGGAATACCCCATCCTGACACTCTGTTTATTTTTATCCCACTTGTATCTTTGCTTTTAACTTCGAAGTAAGAAACTGTGGTAGAAAGTGCAGGGATAAGTTCACTCTTCTCCTCTGTAAAGTATTCTTTCTTAACTTCCATAGAGTGAGTAGAATAAACTTCCATTTTTATAGGAGAAATTGGTACACTTTCTCCACCTGATATTTTATAGAAATATGAATAATCAGTTTTTATTCCAGATGTTAAAGCATCAATAATAGCACTTGCAGAGATAAGTTCCATTATTTTTGAATAATATTCTTTACCTCCACTTACCTGTATCCACTTAAGTTCCCGAAGATCTACACTTCTTTTAAGTTCTTCAAAAGTAGAAAGTCTAAGTACAGGGAATGAGAAGTCTGATATAAAATAAAGATTCTTCCCTGAGTAATCTTTTGTAATAATTCCTGTTTTTTCCACAGAAGTAATCATAGGAAATTCTTTTCCATAATCAGATTGGATTCTATACTTATCTCCTATCTCTGTATTATCGTTAGTACTTACAAGAGTACCTGTGCTAGTATACCCAATTAGAGTACCAAAGTCTTTATTGTCATTCTCTTTTACGCAATCTTTAATCTGCAAAGGAGAAGAAAACTGAAGAAATCCAGTTGTAAAATTTACTCCTGTAACTCTGTTATAAAGTTCTACTCCATAAAGATTATCTTTACCTATGAAATCTACACCTCCTGTATTTGGAATTCTAAGTTTCTTTCCATACTTAATCTTTCCATCAGAGTGCCGAGTTTTTAAAGATTTAATCATATAAAGTAGACTGTAAGAAAGTCCACCCTCTACTTTATAATCTTCAAGAGTAACTTCTGAGAGTACTTGGATTGCTCTATCATCTTCATTTATAAGAATAGAATGTTTAAGTGGAGTGAGAAGTTCATTGTTCACTTGAAGAAGTACGGAAAATTTATATCCTGCATAGTTTTTACCTACATTTAAGTGAACACCTCTAAAAAAGACATTACCATCTGAGTCCACAACTGAGTATCCACTTGTTGCTTTGTTCTTTAAGTAATAATTTTCAAAATATCCAGGAGTCTTTGTAAAATCAAGAACAGAAAATTTATCTGTGAAATATGATGCTCCTTTTTGTTTTGTACCTCCTAAGTAGTACCACTCATGTGTGTGAAGTTCTGGGGTAGGTATCTTTGTAGTAATTGATGGAATACCCATAGAAACACCATGCGTAAGGTTTGTAGAAATTCTTGGAACTACATTTGTAGAAAGTTCAGAGGTTTTAATGTTCCACCTACAAATATATGGATAAACTTTATTTTTATAAAGAAGTTCTCTAAGTTTTCTCTCTTCAAGAATAGAATATTCTGAGTATTCTATATGTCTGCTTTTATGTTTATCTCCCTCTATTTTTGAAAGTCCAGGGAATGTTTTAAGTTCAAGGTCGTTATTTGTAATTTCTGGAACTACTGTCGGAGTACCCTCAAGTACTCTATAAGAGGTGTAACCTTTTACTCCTACAAAACTGCTACCTGTCGAGTATCTTACTCTGTTATAAGCAATCGATCCATTTCCAAATACAAAGTATCTCTCATTTTCTTTAATTTCTTTTATAGCATAAAAATCTGTATGTTCAGTTCTTGAATTTACAATGTCTTCTGTTTGGAAGAAAGCAAAATCTACCACAGAAAGAGGTTTAAGTGTACAAATTACAGTTCTTGGTCTTCTGTATGGAGTAAGCATTCCTTTCTCATGAAGTATTTCATGTCCCTCCACTGCATAATATATGCTGTCTTTCTCATTTTCTATGGATATAGCAACAGAATCTACTATTTTTATGTCATTTATGCTACTTGTAACATCTATAACTTCTGAGTATCCATCTTTTGTAAGCAGATAGTCATTTTTTGAAATTTTTGTACTGTGTTCTACTGGAATAACTACTCGACTTCCATCATCTTTTCCACCACCAGATAAATTTACAGTTTTTATATTTTCAGTTGTAGAAATAATCTCCCACTTATGTGTAGAGAAGTAAAGTTCTCTTATGAGAATATTTTCCTTAAGTTCTACAACTTCCAAAGTAGAATCTTCATCAAGTGTATTTCTTATAGCCTGTGCTATTGCTTTTGTAATTTCTGATTTTGTACCTCTATGATTGAATATCATATCGGTAGCCTTACCACTTGTATGTTCCTCCAAAAGTGGAAGATCATCTGCTATGACTTCAGATACAATGATACCATTTTTTCTAATATAAACAGAATCTCCATAGTCAAGTTCTCCAACAACCTCCAAGAATCCAAAACTACCTTTTGCCTCATCATATTCAGATGGTATACTTACCTTAGGAAGTGGAGAAATATCCATTGGTGTTTCAAGTATACAACTTCCATCTTCATTTTTATAAAAATCATAGAGTAAATCATTTTCACTTTTAATGATCTGTATACCCTTTTTCTTTTTAATTTCATTTTTAAATATAAGTTTGTTTACTTTTTCAAGTCCGAAAGGCACTATATTCTTTGTATGTGGTATTTTTAGACTTTCAAGAGTCTTTTCTGTATCAATTACTACTTCCTCTACTTCTTCTATATCAGAGTAGACACCAAAGTATATCCATTTCCCTGTATCATCACTTTCATCAGAGAATCCAAATTCAAGATTTAGTATAGAAGTAGAAATAAGTCCAAGTCTTTCAAATCCAGATATGATATGTTCATCATCAAGAGTTACAATACCAACACTGTCCTTAAGTGGCTCAGTTTTTGAAGTAAAAACACCTGTCTTTGTATCTATACCAAAGTAGGTCATCTCCTTTGATTTAACATTGAAATAAACAGGAAGTTCTTTCCTATCTTTATTTTTTGTTATAGAAGAAAGATACTTACCAAGAGATCCAGAAGAAAGATCATATTGCTCCAAGAGAGTACTACTTTTAATTGTCTCATAAAGGTCTTTATACATTACTCTGCATTTGTAAATAAGAAAATATTTTGGAAGTTCTTTTTCTACCCAGAGTGGAGCAAAAATCCGAAAATCATCTTTAATTCTAAAATCTTCATTTCTTAGACATCCATAACTGCTTGAAAGATATCTTGTATCTGACTCTGTTACAGGAAGTTCTTGTTCACTTTTTCCAAACGAGTGCATACCTGTATGTCCAAGAATACTTGAAAGGGTAGAAACATCTTGAGGAAAAGAAGTACCTGCCTGTATACTTTCTGATCTTTCAATAGAATCCAAAGTACCTACGAGAAGAGTACTACCTTTATCTCCAACAGTTATCTTTATATTACCACTAAGTTTAATGTTTGTGCGTATCAGTGCTTTCATGGATTATTTACCAATATAAAAATTGGGAGATGAAAATTTCTCTCATCTCCCAATTTTTAGTTTTAATTATTTTTATAATGAAATATATTTAAAAATGCTTATATTCCTGTAATGTGTTTACTTCCTACAATAAGAAGTTTTTTACTTCCATTAAATTCTACACATTGTACTTCAATGTAGCCATCTCCTTTTGTAACATCAAACATTGGATTACCTTGAACAAGTTCATATCCTGTACTTGTAGAAACATTAAGGAATATTCTATTTGCTACAGGGTTAAGGATTCCCAAGTTTGTATTTGTTCCATTCTTTTTATAAAGTTGGAGTTTGATAATCTGATTTACTTTAATATTATTTACATCTATCGAGATAAGAGCAGTGTTTCCAGGAGTAAGTTGTGTATTATTGTTACTACAATCAAGCATCACATAACTTGCAGAACTTACATCAAGTTTAGTACTTGCACTTTCTCCTACATTATTTGAATTTACAGAAAGTACAACAGGTGTATTTCCTATAGTAATAGCACCATAATCCATAGCTCCAGATATATTTATATCTTCAACTTCAAGAGTCTCTACTTTAAGTTTTTTGATTGTAGATTTTTCATTTCCCTCTATAATAAGTACAGGTGCTTTAATTGTACCATCATGTTCTATAGAAAGAACACTACCTGAGATATTGCTGTCTCCACCTGGAAGTATAGAAAGCAGAGTACCTTTATCTCCTGTAAGTACTGTTCTCCCAGTAATTACACTATCTCCACCTGGCTTACTTACAGATGTGTTTGTACTTATGACATTAGTTTCATAATTTACCACACTTAGAATCTTTCCAAATTCTTTACTTACCAAGTCAAAATTGTCATTAATCTTCCCTGGAGCATAGTATGGAGATTCAGTCATTTCAATTTTTTGAATCTTTAAGGTGCTCATAGATTTTTAAATATTTCGATTATGTATTTGGATATATATAACCAAACATTTCGGATATATGGACAACATTAAGAAAAATTCCATAGATACGCTACTTACAATGATGCTCAGAACTGATAAGAATATTATATCTACACTTTCTGGACTTCGTAGTATCTATACAGAATCTGATTCTGCACTTACAGTGGAATTTACAGATAACTCTGGATCTACAACAGAGTACAAGATACCAAGTATTGCTTATCTTATAGAAAAAATTAAAAAACTTGAACATAGCTATAATGATCTTCTTGGTATAGAATTTGGAACTACTGTAATTAAAACAAATGGTACTGTTCCAAAGACACTTTACCTAAGTTCTCCACCTATAAGTTTAGAAAGCAAAGCAATTCCAGATGTTGAGTATTTTTATACAAAAAGTAAAAATGCTCTTTATCAAAAACTTGAAGCAAATCCAACTTATATAAGAATTCCTGTACCAGATGGTCAAGATTCTATGCTTATAAAAAAATATGAACTTGACTCTCAGGAAAGTGCACCTGTCCTTAAATCCTTACTTTCTACAAAGACACTCTTGGAAAGTGACCTTTTAAATATTCTTTCTGCAAACAATATACCTTTTTCTACCTCAGAAAGTGTAGAAAATATAGAATATAGAACACTTAAGTATACAGGAGAATTTTCTATCCTGGATACTAAAAAAGATTCTGTACTTATCGGAGATACATCAGTAAACAGACTTCTTTATAAGGTAAACACTCTTTATTTTATAGACCAAGAAACAGGAGGAGAAATTAGACTATCTGTTGGAGACAAATTACATTATACAACAGATACTCAAAATGATATTTTTGAAGTTACATTTATCGATTATGATAATTCTTATATTGCTCTACTTCCATATTCTGGTACAGGCTCTATTACTGTAAGTGTTACACATAAACTTAAACTTTTCAGTACTGTCTATTCTAAAAATTACATTGAATATCCTGTAAAAAATGGAGTAATTGTACTTTTTTCAAAAAATATAAATCCATCTGGAAATATTGCAAGTAATGAGTGGAGCATAGGTACTGTAATCAATGTAGATAAACTTAGAAATGGAAGTAGTACAGAGAAAGAGACAATGACTTCTTATAAAGGTTCATCTCCATCAGTTCTTGATACTCTTGAATACCTTACAAATGAGAAACTTGTTCCAACTTCAAAACTTGTTCCACCTGCTATCCCTGTTCTTGATAAGGATAAATTTACAGTTTCTGTTATAAATTCACATAAAGCATCAAAAGATAAAACTGACCAACTATCAAGGAAGTATAGCAATAAACTTAAACTTGAGCAGGATCTTAAAGTTACAGAACTTGCTCTTACTACAAATAGAACAAAACTCTTTCTTGGACAATATTCTTCTGATACTGAATATAAAACTATTACAACAGAGATTGCTACTCTTGTAGAAACTAAGAAATCTATCACAACAGAGATTTCTTCTATTATAGAGAATATACTTTCTGCTAATATAGAAGATATAAAATTTTCTCCTAAGTATCATATAAAAGGATTCATTGATATTCCTGCTCCAAAAGAAACAGAAAATGGAGATGAAAGTCAGAAACAGGAAATCATTGGATTTGATGTAGAATATAGATATCTTTCAAGTACAGATACTGTAACTGATTCTTATTCTCCAACTATCATAAACACAGGCAGTGGAACTACTACTGCTGTAATGAGCAAGTGGATATCCTTACCTACAAAAACCAGAGATAGAGATACAAATGGGAATTGGATCCCAGAAGATTACTCTTCTGTTGACAATATAAATTCTAACCAAGTAGAAATACCAATCACTAAGGGAGAAAAAGTAGAAATAAGATGTAAGTCTATTTCTTCTGTTGGATATCCAACTACTAAAACTACCAGTGAATGGAGCAAATCTATTGTAGTAGAATTTCCAGAGTCTCTAATTGGAGAAACAGATATACTACTTCAAAATATCTCTAATGAGAAAATCATCTTACAACTTAAAACTCAACTTGCTAGTCTTAAACTACTTGACCATGCAACTGATTCTATAAATATAGGAGAAAGAGATTATTCTCACTCGGCAGATACTATTTATACTACATTTAGAACACCAGAGAACAAACCAAAATCTGTTTCTGATATACTTCTTGACCATTCTACAAATATAGAAAAACTTATGTCAATTATAAATCAGAAACAAGGACAACTTAAAGTTGAACTTTTGTCTTCTGATGGTACTTTAATTTCTACTGTTGGTAACAATACTACAAATAAGATATTTGCTGGATATTATACAGATCTTATTTCTACATCTTCTATAAAGAAAGGAGAGATTGTCTCTAAACTTTACTACATTAGACTGTCTAATCCGACTACTACACCTATCGAACTTGTAAGTTTTGTACCAGGTGTGAATTCAGATAGACTTCCAGATGTATCTCAGACTCCATATCCTGGATATTTACATTCTAAGGAAGAGTATACTTATTATAGAAAATATTGGACAGTACCTGTTCTTATGACAGGAACACTTAGAAATTCAGATTTCTACAAAGATTATAAGAACCCAAGTCCTACACAGGTGGATTCCAATTTCCAAACTCCACAGACTAAGGGACAAATTCTTTATTCAAGAAATAGAGATATTACCTTGAATACTGAACTTACTCTGATAGATCCACTTGGTGGAAATATTCTTCCAGATTTCTCTTCTGGAAGTACAGAAGAATCATTTGTTTGGAATGGTTCAAGAAATGCTACAAATCTTGGAGGAGGTAGACTTACTTCGTTCTGTATACATGTGAACCACCCAGATATCCAAACTATAATTCAAGATACTACTGGACTGTACTATGGACTTTCAGACAGTACACCTACACTTCCTAAAAAGACAGTAAATTCACTGTCCAATCCAAGTGCTGTATACACTCCACCATTTATACTTTCTAAATATATGGCAAGAGATACTGTACAACTTGGATATTCTCCATTTACCCCAGTAGAGAATTCAGCAACTCTTAGAAATTTTCCAAAGAAACTTGGATTCTCTGCAAATGACAAATACTTAATTGGAGAAAATACTTGTGGTGCATTCCTTTATCTTGCACCTACAACACCTGCTACCCTATCTTCTGAAAGTATTGTTTATAATTCAGGAAAAACTCTTACTTCTGAAACAGAACCTATTCTTATCCCAGTTATCTTCCAATGTAGAATGACTGATTACTACGGAGCAGGAGATGATGGTACAGGAAGAATTGGAGGTACTACTACAAAATCTAACCTTGTGTATTCAAAAACTATTGGAGTGGATCTTCTTGTAAAGAATGTTCCGGATCTCTTCTCTTTTGATATCACAGTAGAAATGCAATATACTAAAACTACAACTGTTTAACTCTTATGACTACTACACCACTTATACAAAAAATAAAAGGAGGTACTATGATAACATTTCAAAGTGCATATGAAGATATGAACTTGAATATTACTAGTGCCACAGATAGAAAATTTAAATTTTCAAATTTTGCACTTCTTAATCTTCCTGCTATTGCTCCAAGCACCTATCTTAAAAATGCAATTACTCCAGATAACATAGAGGGAAAAGCAATACAGGGAAGTGCTGTTGGAACGAGTCCACTTGATACAGACATCATAGATTTCTCAGAAACTGTACAGAACTATCTTCTGAATCTTGAAGCCTTAATTTTGTCATCTGATGAATATAAAAGAGATGAGGCAAGAACAGTATCTCAGAGAGTCTTTTTTAAATGGCTTAAAGAACTTGGTGCTATCAGATTTATAAAAGCTCCAGATTCTATAAGAAATAATGGAAATAAGTTTATAGAAGAACTTGATTCAGATACTTATTCAAGAGTTGTAAAATATATTGGACATATCGATATGGTAGGTTCAAATTTTGCATCATCTTCTTCATCTACTGAACTTTACCTGCATGTTCCAAGTGTAAATGGCTCAACACCTACTGTACTTTTCAGTTCTGTCAGTGATAAGAACTACTACCCAGGAATGACTATTGTAAAGAAGTCAGCAGGTATAGAATACATTAATGGAAGAGATTCTGAAACCACAGGAGTAAGAAATGGAGTCTCTGTACAGGCACTTTATGATTCTGATGTACCAGAGGGAGTATTTAAATACACAACTAAGCCAGAGAACAAATTTTGGATAGGAAATAGAGCCTCTGTAAGAACAAATGCATACTTTACAGATACTGAGTTCTCTGATGTTTCTACTATAGAAATTACAAGAGTAAGAAATGGAAAATCTACTACATTCAAGCGTAGTAATCTTGATGGTATAGAACTTGATTTGGATATTAAATCTTATGTAAGTTCTCTTACTAACAATGCTCCACAGAGTTTTAATGATTTAAACTCTTCTGGAAATGCTACTTCTTTTGAATATAATACAGTTGCTATCTTCTATGACATTGTAGATTCACAGGATAATATTCTTGCTACAAACCTTTATGGATTTGTTATTCTTGAAGATATTGTTCCAACTGGCGTAGGTATTTCTACTATTGCCACTACAAAGAAATACAAATCATCAGATGTAACAGGAGATCAAGGTAATGGAATTGGTATCCGTGTAAATATTAAACTTTCCAATGATACTCGTACAATTACACCTGTCTATGAAGTTTCTGTAAATGATTACAACACATTCTCTATGGAACTCTTTGAAAATTCCATAAAGGAGATCATTACACTTAATAAAACTTGTAATACTTTACTTGGAGACAATATCAAACTCTTTAGTTATAATGAGAAATTACAAAATATTGCCTCTGAAATTATGATTAAAAATGATGCCCTGCAGAAAGAGGTAAATGAACTTAAAAATATCATAAGAGAGTATGTAGATTCTTCTTCGCTTTCTGAGGAACTTGTAAAGATTTCAGATTCTATAAGAGACAGCAGAACCATAGTAGATTCTATTACACCTACGCAGGAGAGCAAACTTCATAATCACTATGCTAATTTCTCTATTGGAAATACAATCACTGATCCTGTTACGAACCAAGTACCTGCAACTTCAAGATATGTCATTCATTCATCTGAGGGAAAAACTAAGCAATCCTCTTCTCCTCTTGTTATTACTATAGATTCTACAAAGACATCTATGGAACATAATCAGATGATGGATATCTTATTTAAAGATAAAATTAGACTTAAAGATACAACAGTAGAGGTTTATCTTATGCAGGTAGATGGACTTGGTGCACTTTCACAGAAATTACTTTATTCTAAGTATTATGCTCTTGGTATAATTGATAATATTTCTATACTTTGTTTAAATCCGATTACCAATGAATACTACTGTAAATAACAAGTTTTATAAGATAAATCAAGAATTTACTTTAAAAATTCTTTCTGTACTTGATGAATTTCCTATAACAGAGACAGAGCCTTACTACTCAGTACTCTATTCTCAACTTGCAGAGGATAACTTTATGGACAGACTTACTGTTTTACAAATTAAGAAATTTCTAATGTCATCACTTCCAAGAAAGAAATCAATTAATCTTATAAGAGAATATGATAATTTTTTGGAAGAATATAAAACCTCAGAAAATAATGAGGTAAATAAAAATGTACAGGAATAAGAATCTTTCCGTGTACTTGTTCTAATTAATATGTGTCTACTTAAAAGCCCAAGTCTATAAGGATCTTAGACTTGGGCTTTGTTTTAATTAAAGTTTATGTTTAAAAAAGTAATATTTCTTATTTAAGAAGTGCTTTTATATACACTTTTGTAGGAGATCCAACATCTTTTGCCTTAAATGGTATACCGATTTTACCTGCTGATGTTGTTATAACTTTTAAACCTTTAATTTCTGTAACTGTTCCACTGAGTTGAACAAGTTTAAATTCAAGGATTTCTGCAATACTTTCTATTCTTGGTATTCCATACATTGTTCTATCATTTTCTCCATTAGTTTCTCCTACAATATTTAAGGTAGTATTCCAGGGAAGCACAGTATCTATCATATGATCAGATACACCAAGTTTATATTCATTAAGATGTGGAATCCAATCTGTTGCTGTATTTCCAAGTTCAATTTTATAATTTCTAAGATCTACTGTTACACCTGGTGTGTCACAATTTATTCCCATCCAGCCACTTGGTGCTGTAAAATTCTCTTGTTTAATTCTTACCCAAGAACCAGGAGGAATGCTTTTACCCCAGATACTTATATTTGATGTGTGCGAATGTCTAACATCTATACTTCTTGTATGATTACCCAAGTTGCTACCTGCAAGGAAAAATCCATAATTTGCAACTACTTTATCTGGATCTGGCGTATATCTAACAAAGTATCCTGTCTCATCTTTCATCACAACAGGAAGCCCCAGACCTATATTATTTGGTGTAAGTTTAGGAAGTGCAGAATTTTCTACAAGGTTTGCTCCACCTATGATAACTTCTTTCTGCTTAGAAGTCTGGCTACTACTTCCACCTTTTGGTAAACTTTTAAGTTTTTCATCAATTTGTGACTTTGTGTAATATTCAGCACTATCAATTGTTCCTACTGTACCAAATTCAAGAATTTTACTTGCTACAAATTTTCCAAGAATTTTATGACCATCTTTATTTGGATGTAGACCATCTATAAAGAAAAGTTCATGATTGTAATTGTTAATACCTATTTCTCTTGTATCAATACACTGAAGACCATAAAGTTTAGCAATTGATATTACTGCTTCTGCATACTTGTCAGATTCAGGATTTCTATCCACTTGCTCCTTTGGTTTAAAACTTTTAAGTGGAGTCATAAGAATTACCTTAGACTTTGGATATTTAGAAAGTAATTTTTCAAGGAAAAGTTGATAAGCACCAAAGAAACTTTTAAAATTTTCATTTGTTATTTTAAATTCTCCAAGTGATCCTTTCTTGGCTATTTCTCCAAGTTTATAATCTCCACTATTCATGTTTCTTTGATCATTAGCACCCATAAAGATAATAATGTAATCTGTATCTTCTGGAAGATCATCTACTCTTGGTATTGTAGTATTGTATGGTTGTCCATTGTGTACTATTGCCTGAATGGCTGTACCAGGCTGTCCATCTATCTTACCTTTTACACCACCTGTAAGAGCAAGGAATTTTCCCATCCAAGTATCTTCAAATTCATATCCAGTATCTGTGTTATATTCTGTAGAATTTGTACCCCATGAAGTAATTGAATCTCCTATAAAAGAGATCTTTTTTCCAGATAGTTTATTTTTATCCTGTGGCTCTGGAAGTCCTGAATTTATATTTTTAGGTGTTTTAAGTTTAAGAACTGTTCCTACACCATCAGTAGCATAAAGGTCAAATTCTTCATTACTTACCTGTTTAACTATCATACTGGTTTTAATTCCCATTTCATCAGTAGGAACAGGATCATCAGTATTTCCAAGAACATATTGGAATTTACTTGCTATTTTTGTATCGTAGTATGCCATACCTTTTATTATTGTTTTTTAAAATTGTTACCTTTTACTATATTACTTTCCTCAGTAGATGAAGAACCTGATCCACCTCCACTTGAAGATCCACCTCCAGAACTACCCATATTTTCTATTTTGTTTTTAAGTTCATTTATGGCACTTACAACTGTTTTCCCTGTAGTAGTAAGTTCAGAAATTTCCTTATTTTTAAGATTCACTTCTATCTCCTGCTCAAGCACTATAAGTTCTCCACCTGGTTCTTGAATAATTTGACTACCACTTAGAAGTTCTACTTTGGTTACAATATATTGATGATTTTTTGGAATAGTTATAGTTTCTCCAACAAATCTATATTTTGTACCAATACCAACTTGACTCTTTACAATAGAAAATTTGCCATCTCTTTCTGCTCTAAGCATCATCATATCTCCTGCTGAGAATGTACTTGGAAATGTAAGTTTAGAAAGGCTGTTTATATCTTTAAGTCTTATTACTTCTTCTGATAGAAGTTTGAAGTTTTCATTTATAATTCTTCTACTACTTGAAAGATCAGTATCTGCTCCAACAAGTTTTATTTTTTGTCTATCTATAAATCTTTGATTATCTGTCATATCATATTGTTTTTATTTTCAAGTAAGTATTGAGTAAATGCCTCACTACTAAGTACAGTAATAAGGTTTTCTCTCATCTTTATATTTTCATTATTATTTCTATCTCTTATTGTACATCTTACAGAGTACACAGCAGGTGTTATAAATGAATAACTCCAAAGTTCTGTATCGGATGTTGCTATTACTTTATCTCCTATAAGAAGTTCCCACTTAAAGTACTCAGGAGCAACCATTGAACTTGCATCTACAGTAAAGAACACATTTGTAAGTGGAGGAATTACACTGCTGGATTGTCTAACTATGGTATTTGTATCAGTAAAATATCCAGGTCTTGAGGTTGGCTGACAACTTTCAAAAAGTATATTCCAACTTAGATTTTCCCAGATTTTCCAACTATCCCAGATATTATAATCTTCCCAACTACTTCTCTTCTTATCACTTATCATACCCAGGAAATCACTTCCCCAAAGTATACCATTTTTACCATTGTCATGAGTAGTTACTATGATATCTATAAATTCATGTCCCTGGTCTGTTTTTCTGTAATTTATCTGTCCTCTTATAGCTTCTTCAAGTCCTTGCTCTCTAAGGTACAGGGCTAAACTTTCAAGCGTAGTAATGTCCTTTGGAACATGAATCATATGTCCAGAAAGCATAAGATATCCACCACCAAGTTCTATGGAATCTATTATTATTTTTTGATGAGTTGATGTATGGAACAGACAGTTTTCCCAAGTAAGGTAAGTAGATTGATCCCAAGTAGATTTTCCAAGTTCTTTCCAAGACACAGTCGTACTATCTTCGAGCCTTTTCTCTCCTACGAGGGACTTTGAGTACGGTGGAAGAGTAAAACTATAAGAAGTAACCTTTTCTGTGTCTTCAAAAACTCCACCATTGTTATATATAGTTTCAAAATCTCCCTCCAAATCTTTCCACGATAGATTTTTCATACCTTGCCATCTTTGTAAATTTGGATCTACATACTTATACAGATGGTAGAAATCTACTTCTGGAACTCTTACTTCTACATAATCAGTTTTTGAAAGAATAAGACCACCATATTTAAAGACTTCACATTTTACGCTATAAGTTCCAGAGTATGGAAGTATAAGTTCCAGGGTGTTTATTGTCTTTATTTTTTGAACCTCTTCATATTTAAAGTTTGTTTTTGTCTTTCCACCCTGCATAAGAACTGTCCATTTAACCTCATAATAATCACTAATGAACATTTTGTCCCAAGTGATATTATCTTCTCCTTTAAATCTTTCCCAATTTATATCAAAAACTGTCCAATCCTTATCAAATGTGCTGTGTGATACTTTAAGAAGATGACCAATTATTACTTTCCTGTCTTCTTTAACTTCCCAAGATGAAAGATCCATATGTGAGAAGTAGCCAAGTGCTGTATGACTCTTTGGATTAAAACCTTTACTTAGATCTCTGTCCTCTCCGTATGAATATTTAAGTAGATCATTTCTCAGATCTTTTATATAACCTACTTTCCCAGAGAGGATCTCCATTTTTACATCTTCTCCCTCATCAATTACACAACTTCGTGTTTTATCTACCCAAGTACTTACAAGATTTGTACATGAAAAATAGTGTTCTCCTACTATATCGATAAGTTTACTTGCTCCACCTATACCCTTATTTTTGATATATCTTCCAAGAGCAAATAACTTTATTATGATTTCATCATTTGAAAAAGAGAAATTTTTCTTTCTCTTTTCTGTTCCAAATTCATCAAATCCATCTGGGACTGTTATATCATAGAATAGTCCAAACATAGATGTCTTCTGTAAGACACCATTAATTATATTGTTTCCATGTTTTTCATAACTGTCTACAGGTTCATAACTACCTACTCCAGTTTTTATATTTTTAAAGTATTCTTTTACTCTAAGATCAGAGTATCCAAAAAATTTAAGTATATTTAGAACACCTTTATAACTTCCTATAAATGGCTTTATGTTATGTGCTTCAAGTAAGAACTCTTTACGCTTAGCATTTAGTTTTTTAAAGTCAATACCTGCTCCTGTTATATCAGTATCTCTAAGAATTTTATATTCCTCTTCTCCTATATCTTCTCCTATATTTGAAAGAAGATCTACAAGTCTGTCATCTTCTCCTATGAACTCTGCATGTACAGTAAGAGAGATAAGAATATCATCTATCTTTATAAAAATGTAATCTGTATATACACCAGCCTCTTTACCCTCAATTAGGTAATTTATACGGAGAGAAGTACTTGGAAAAGATTCGGTAGGAGAAAGAGTTATACTTTCTGAAAGTTCTACTTCAGAGTTATTTTTTACCTGATAGAACTTAATAGCAGAAAATTCTGTACCTACTTCTATATCCTCCTTACTCTTTGGATAACCAAAGTTTTCTCCTATTTTTTCTACAATATGTAAACTTTCTGAGGCTACAAGACCTACAGAACTACTTTCAAGAAAGATTGTACCTGAATAGTAATCTTTCTTGTCTGTGGTACTTAAGTGTAGTTGTTCTCCTTTATTATTAAAAAATAGTAATTCTTTCATCTTTTAATCAAATATCATAAATCCAGCATCTTCCTCTTGTGCTTTCCATTTCTGCTCAATTTTTTCTATCATACTTTCTCCCTCACTACGGAGATCAGATATTTCAAGAGAGAATCCACCAAGAAGTTTAACATTACTGAATCCAATTACTCTACTTATATTCTTTTTAAGTTCTCCAACAACATAATCTTCAAAGTCTACCATAGAATAAAGATACTCCTGTGGAATAGTTACAGTTATCTCTGCTACAAGATCTCTACCTGGAAGTGTAGCACCTCTTACAGTAAGTGCTTTTGTATATTCATTATAGTTATAACCGATTGTATCCAAAATGAATCTGTTTCTAAATTCTTGAGTACTGGCAAGTGCCACACTTGAAAGCATGGAATCTGTATTACCCCAGATCATACTTGCATAAAGGAAAGATTGTGCACCAAAGTCTGTGTCCCAGATGATATCATTTGCCCATCCTGGTACAGCATGTGAAAGTTTAGTCACTGCTATTACACACTCTGGAAGAAGTATCTGTCTTTTTTGTTTATATAGACATGTAGATAAGAGATCAGGTTTAAGAATTAAAAGATCTGGATAACTACATCTGTCATCATTGTCCCAAAATCTTCTGGCTACTGTGTCTACAAGTTTTTCAGCATATTTCATGTTACTGACAGCAGGAAGTGAATATCCATCCGTAGCCATCAGTATACAATGTTCAACAAATTCTTGTTTTGTCATTAGAAGAAAGTTTGGGATATGTACTTTGAATACATTAATTTTTCCTCCACATATTATTTATAAGAATATTTTAAAACATAAGCATATGGCAAAAGTAAAAAATTTTACAGGTAACCATACTGATTATGGACAGATTAATGATCACTTGTCCAGTATCGGTATAGATGGTACTGTTCTTGAAAATTATAAGGAGGCAGGAATTAAAGATTGGATACACACAGGTTGTTATCTTTTTAATGCTCAGATTGGAGGTAGTATCTTTAAAGGTATTCCAACTGGGAGAATTGTAACTATTGCAGGAGATCCAAAAACAGGGAAATCTTTTCTTACCTTAAACATAATAGCAAATGCACAGAAAGAGGGTTATTTTGTAGTTCTTTATGAAACAGAAAATTCCCCAGATAAAGATAGATTTAAAAGTCAGCATGTAAATGAGAAAATGCTCAGAGTTATACAACCTGAGACTCCAAATGAAATTACAACATCTATTGTAAAACTTACAGAATCTCTTTTACAGACCAAAGAATCTGGGAAAGAAATTCCAAAAATAATGATTGTTGTTGATTCTATTTCTGCTCTTGTATCAGATAAAACTCTTAAAGATGCCAAAGCAGGAGATATAAAAACAGATATGGGATCTCTTGCCAGAGAACTTAAACAGATGTACAATATTGCAAGTAAAAGAATAGGAAAACTTGATATACCTATGATATGTACAGCCCATGTTTATGAAAGAGACTCTGCAATGGGTAATTATAAAGAGACTGTGGTAAATGGAGGACAAGGTACAATCTATTATTCTTCTTTTATCACATATCTTAAAAAGAAATTTGAAAAAGAAGACCACAATGATGAACATGATGCTTCCTTTAAGAAGAAGACAGGAATTATTGTAACTTCAAAGAATATAGAGGGTAGATTTACAAAACCTGTCGATATCTATATGAAAATCGATTTCTTAAAAGGAATGAATCCATACTTAGGACTTGAACATTTTGTAAGTATAGAAAGATGTGGAATTGGAAAAGGTAGACTGATGGATTACTTCTATATCCATAAAAAACTTGTAGATAAGAAAATTCTTAAAGAAGATGAACTTCTTTCTACTCCTTTCACTTTCAAGCAGGTATATGATGTCATCAATAAAGATGAGAAAACATATGCTATTCGTAATTTTGAAAGAGCAGTTGAACTTGGACATATTGTAGTTGTAGATGAGGCAGATGGTCTCTTAGAGAACAGAAAATATATGGTATCAGATAGTGTTCTTGAACTTGCAGATCTTCCTAAGTACTACATCGGTGTTCCAAATGCTTCAAGTCCAGCATACGCTGTTGAACATCTTGGGAAAACTGTTAAATTTAAAGAACTCTTTAATGATGTTGTTTTTACAGATGAAGTGCTTCATAAACTTGACAAATATATTGAACCTGCATTCTCTTTTGGAGAAGATGATAAAATTGATGAACATCAGGTTTTTGAAAGTGATGATGAAGATGAAGACCTTGATTATATTAACTCACTTGAATTTTAAAAATGACAATAGCAGATTATTTTAAAAGATATAAAACACTTATTGATGTAGAAAATGTAGAAAATTTATCCATGAAATTTACTACATCTTCTGTGATTGATACAGAGCCAGATTCCATTCTTTATTTTGGATTTTATAAACCTAAAAAGAAGACAGTAACTTTGGAATTTCTAAGACAGGTATTTCCTGCTTTTCCAGAGGATGGAATCTTAAAGTCACTTGATATGCTCGATACTTTGGGCTTCATTAAGTACTCAGAAGAGCAGGAGACATATTCTCTTGCTTAAAGAACAAGACCGTTCAATTTTTTCTTTTATATGCAGACTCCCAACCGAATAATAGTAAGTTGGGAGTCTTTTTTTAAATTTAAAATTCAAATTTAATAACAATGAAAAGACTTATCTATTTCCTTAGTCTTTCTTTAAGTTCTTTTATTGTTACAGTTTCTACCTTTACAGGTTTTTCTTTCTTTCCAATCTTATAATCTGGATTCATTGCTTTCTTATACAAGTAATAAACTTCTTGAATATTCTTCTTTTCAAGGAATTTATTTGTAAATACACAAAGTTTCCACCAATCAGTATATGTGATTATTTCTGGCTCTGTTTTTATTCTTGATGGAATATAACTACGGATAGCAAATTCCCAACCAAGATTTCTGGCTATCATTTTATTAACACTGTAAAACAGGGGAAGAAGTCTCTGTCTACCATCTTTACCCTCCATAAGTTTTCGAATATTTCCTCTTATTATAAGAGTATCAAACTTTTTCCAAACAATGTCCAAATATGCAAGTCTAATCTTTGGAGGCATAAATGTGAGATTTATACCAATTGGATTTACTTTACCATCTTTTGTCTTTCTATGACCTATACAGAGCATTATAGGAAGAGCCGAGTAGAAATCCAGCTCTTCTTTATACTTTGGATCAGAATAATCAAATGAATAAATTTTACCTACCTGAAGAACAGCTCCAGATGAATCCTGTTCAAAAGGTTTTGTCTTTCTCTTTACATAGGTCTCTGTAAACCATTTCTCAGAGGCACTTCTGAGTGTACTGTCTGAAATGCCTCTCCCTCTGAGTTCCTGTAAAAACTCAGAGGGAGAAAGTATGTAATTTAAACTTCGTTTCATGTTTTTATTTATAAGAGTGGTTTAGCCATCTCAAAGAGTTCTTTGTATGAGTTGTAAAAGTTGTATGCTGTCTTATAATCTGGAAAGACAAATGTAGCATTTTTACTTTCTGTACTTTGAATAGACACTATATTCTTAATTACACAAATGATATATTTGCTATTTTTATCTGTAAAATCTGGATTAAAGTCTTTATATTCTTTAAAGTAATATTGAAGAAGTTCGGATATGTTTAAACTAGCCTCTGCAAGTTCCTTTGTAGGATAGAAGTTTCTATTTTTTAAGGAAGCCTCTTCAAGTTGTAACACTTTCACAATATCCGAAGTTACACTTATATAGCAACCAGCAATTTTCCCAAGTTTCTTTCTTTTATCTTCTTCTTTCTTTTTAAGTACAATGTTCTCAAAAGTAGATTCTTCCTTACAGATTTCATATCCCTCAGGAATATTTACCTTTATGTTTATCTTATCTTCAAGTTTCATATTAAATCTTCTTTATTCTTTTCTACAAATATCATTTCTTGAATTCTGTGACTATCTGCTGTAAGTTTTTTAATTACAGCAGTTACTTCATCTGCCTTTTTCTGTAACTCCTCCATTTCTTCCTTGATTTTACCGAGTTCTCTTTCATAAGCATTATAAGAAAAATCATTATTTCTTTTAAGTTCTGTAAGCATGTACATTCGTACAGTATCTTCTGAACCTTTAAGTAAGAATGTAGAAAGTTTTCCATACAGATACTTTCCATCAAGATCAGTTACCCTCCATACAACTTCATCTTCTTTTGTATTACTAATCATAAAAGAACCACCTTTGGCTCTTTCGGGAAGCATGTCTATTTTTGTATAGTATGCAGGTTTTTCAAGATCTTTTGTAATTTCCAAATGTATTCTTTTAATTTGAGAAAGTTTATCAAGTACCAGTTCACTTTCCATCTTCTTATACATTTCATACTTTGTTCTCATTGTACTTAAGTATTAAAGAATTTACAATTTCAAGATCACTAAGCAAGACTTCATCTTTCAAGTGTTTAAGTCTTTCTTCATATCCTTTTCTAAGTTTTTCAAGAATATAAAGTTCAAGTTCACTTGTATCCATTTCAAGAACAAATTTAGGAAGTTCTCCATTTACTACATGTCCAAGAGAAATAACAGACCATTTTATATCATTATCATCTGCTCCAGTTACCATAAATGTTTCTACTTCATGATGTTCTGGAAGTCTGTTAAGTGTCCCAAAGTATGCAGGACTTTCAAGTCTCTGTAGTACCCATGTATGGAATGCAAGTATTTCCTGTAGTCTCACAAGAGTAATAGGAGACAGAGATGCTAAGTTATTTTTCATTTTTTGATTAAATTTTTAAATTTTTAAAGATTTTCTTAATTATAAAATAAATTATCAGATATTTAAATATCTTTTTTATCGTATTCATCACTTAAATATTTAGAGGTATAAACAACTCCAAGTAGAAATCCTACCACAAGAGTTACAAATACCAAAATAGAAATATAAACGGCTACCATGATTTAAAGGAATGGTTTTGCTTTATAAAGGAGTTCACTTTGTTCTCTTACAAATCTTCTTGCTGTTTCTTCATTTACAAATGTAAGCGAACAATAGCAAAAGTTTGTACAACCTACTTGAATATCATATTCTGTATGCTCTACATGGTTAAAATGGACATACCAAAGTTTTTCTGCGTATATTTGTCCAATTTCAAATTTTACACCTTTATTGTAATGATTACGAAGATGTAAAAGTTGAGCCATAGCCAGAGATGCTTCTGTATCCTGATAAGTAGGAAAAACACATCTTGCATTGTTACTTGGTTTTTGTTCCCTGTACTCTATAATTTCTGATTGTCCATTAATATAGTAACCCTCAATAGAGTCCAGATCTTCCCATCTCATTCCATTGTCTTTAATTAGAACAATGTTATCTGGGGTAGAACTAAAGTAATCTATTTTATAACCTGGTAAATTTTCAATAACAGATAGTACTTGCTCTCCAAGTCTGCTTTTAATCTGTCTTTCTTTAAATATACTCATTTTTTGTAAATTTTAATAATTAAACTTACTTATGTTTTATCTGTGTCTTCTTTTAAGTACTCGATAGCACAGGCTACTCCAAGTACAAATCCTACTGCTGAAGATAATAAGCAGAGTATTATTATCATTACTGTGGCTACCATCATTTAATTTTTAAACATTGTATTAAATTCAACATTTTTTGTATTGTAGATTTCTTCAAGAATCTCTCTTATCGCATCTTCAAATGAATCTGTTGCAAATTCAACCATTCCACCTTTACCATCATATGCTATGCCTGTATATGAAGTAAGTGATCCTGCTCTGATGATTTCATAATCTTTAAGTCCAAATCCAGCAGTGTTAAGTATAAGTTCAATGATTTCTTTTCTTCTCATAACTTTAAATTTTAAACTTTTATTATTTCTTCTTATTTCCAAATAAACCTCTTACAAATTTTTTAATAAAAGATTCTTCTTCAATTGGATAGGTAATTACTGCACCATCTCCAAAATCGATTATTACTTCACTTGGATTACCTCCCTCAGTCATTTTAAGAAGTTCTTTAAGTGTAATACTTTCATTACTCACATTTTGAATTGCTATTTGTCTCATTTTTATAAAATTTTGTGTAAGTATTATATCACTTCGGTATATCCATATGTTTCAAATACCCAAAGCATTGGACTTTGGTAGATATTTAAAGATTCTTAGAACTTAAATCTTTAAAAGAGTACATATTATTAAACTTTTAAGTAATGGCAATTTATAACTTAGATACATTTGTAAATTCACTTCCAAAGAGTAAACTAAATCTTGACTATATCAAGCGTATAGCAGGACTTTCTACTGATTACTCTACTTTACATAAACTTGCAGGAGATACAACTGACCTTGATGCTTTTATCAATAAAGCAGATAGACTTTATGAAGATGAGTCATACAAGGATATGTCACTTAAAGATAGAATCAGATATATCAGAAACATATCCACAAACAATGATTTGGACTGGATCATTACAGCAGTTACAGATGATGTTATTGTCTATGATGATACAAATAAATTTCTTGATTTTTCTGTGGAATCTGAAAATTTTACTGATACACAAGAAACATTTATAAAAAATTCATATAAGAAGATACTTACTATGCTGAATTGGGACTCAGACAATGTAGCATGGGACACCTTTAAGCAATTTCTTATAGATGGTACTATTGCATATGAGATTGTTTATGAATATTCAACTAAGGAAGAAATAGAAAAACAGAAACTTGAAATAACAAAGAAAATCAATGGACTCTTAAATGAAATTAGAGTCCTTAATGAAAATAAAGATATAGATCTTAAAGAGAAGCAATCTGCTCTACTTCTTGAAAAACAGAAACTTGATAAAGAGAAAAGTAGACTTGATCTTTTTATTAATAATGATTTTTCAAAACTTACTTCATCTTCACATTTTAAACATAAATTCTCAGAAATAAATTTTGACAACCGTATACCAGTCGGTATTTTGGCTATAAAGCCTGTTCAAGATGTAAGTAGACTTTCAAGAGTTTATTATAACGATCCATCTGGAAAGCAATATAAACTTTGGAAATATACTTTTGAAAGTGGTAAGTTTAACATTCTTCCAGACAATGCAATTGTTATAGTTTCTTGGAATTCACTTCAGAATAATGAATCTCCTGTTATCATCTCTTATGCTGAAAGACTTATAAAAAATTACAATATTCAAAGATCTCTTGAAAATTCTAAGGTAGCCTGGACTATAATGAATTCCCAATTTAAAATGAAATTCATTATCCCAGTTTCTGGAACTCTTACAGATAAGGTAAAACAGAGACTTAGAGAAATTTCTGATGAGAATAAGCAAGAACTTCAAATTGATGATAGAAGTGGAGAAATTAAGATAGATGGTAAGCGTAATATACCCTGGACAAAGAATATTACAATGCCAAACCGTAGTGGTAATAGAACAGAAATTGAAAGTATAAAGAATGATGGATATGATATGTCCAATATGGAGATAGTTAACCACTTTTATAGAAAACTTAAAAATGACTCTCTAATTCCACATAACCGATTTGAACAAGAATCATCATCTATTGTTCTATTTAAAGGAGATGGAGTCCCTTATGAAGAGGTTTCTTATTACAGATTTATCAACAGACTCCGTAATGGATTTAAAAATGTAATTTTAAAACCACTTTTACAGGCTGTATCGCTTGAATATCCAGAATTTAAACTGGATTATGCTCTTAGAGAGAAATTTAAATTTAAATTCAACTCTTATTCATACTACGAAAGTGCCAGAAAGTATGAACTTCTTTCTGTAAAAATGGATATGGCAGATAAAATGTTTAGATTTACAGATAACAACAATGATAGACTCTTTGATACTAAGGCTATCTTTGTAGATTATCTCGAAATCTTTACAGAAGATGAATATAAGAAACTTACAAAACTTGATGGAGAGCCTAACGAATAAAGTGCATTATACACTTAAAACTCTTGACCTGTACTCAAATATACAATCGGTGCAATCTCTTAGAGAAAGCACCGATTTTGTTATCTTGAAATTTAGATTACACATACATACTTATCTTACTTTTGCTATTCATAAAAGGGTAGATATGATAGAAATCAGAATCAGAAATTCTGTTATTCCTATCTATAAACCACTTACCCCCACAAACATAGATCTTATAAGACTTTTTAAAGATTACTTCGCACGACTTAGAGAAAATAATGTAAATTACTACAAAGAAACACTTTCACTTCTTCTTGATATTATTTATAAAATATACCGAAGAGACACAAAAAGGTATAAAATAGATTATCTTTCACTTCCTGCACTTACTCTTGATTGTTATTTTTTCAGAAATAAACTTTCAGATGATGAAGTAAGTGAGGAAATAGAAGACCAAATGAAGAATTTAATAAATGTAATAAATGCATTATGACATCACTCGAAAGTTTTGAACATCATATAACAAGAAAGACAAATATAAAAAGTGAAAGTATAAAATTTCCTCAGAGATTTGTCCCAGAACATACACAGATGATTGGAATCTACTACGGAGAAAATGGAGATCCTGCACTTGTAACTATTTCTGTTGGAAAATACACACTTACTACTGGGGACACTCTTTCAGATATTATTGTTCCAATCTTTACACCTATTGATGACATTATTCGTATAACAGGAAATGGAATTGATTTTAACATGTCCAGACAATCACTACTTGATAAGGTAGACACCTGTAACCTTTCACTACTTAAAAATGATGTGTTTGAGCAAGTTCTTCTTTATAAGACCCAACTTACTCTACTTCTTGAAATAATACCACTGGCATCATTGGATATTCTTCCAGATATTCTTACTTTCAATGGACTTCATGGAAGTATACTTTTTCCTACTGGAATGGATTTACTTCATGAACTTTATGTTCCCTTACATACAAAAGCACAAGATGGTATATCAGAGCATAGAGATTTTATTTGTCACAGTATTACTCGTGATCTTATTTCTTCTATTGATACAGGAAGTCATAAAAATATACTATCCATATCGCTTACTGTTCTTAGAAGATATCTTTTTGAACTTTGTACTCTTTCTGAAATCTTAAAATATGAAAATGGAAACTGATATAAAAACTTACTCAGAAAAACTTACTAAATTTCTTGGAGATCCTTATATTTCACTTGATCTTCTTTCTTTTAAGAAAGATACTCAAACCTACTCTCTTAAAGTAAATGGACACACTGGTATAGGAATTGAATATCAAGATATCTTTTATATTTTACTTTATAATGGAAGTCTCTATAAAATAAAACTTCCAAAAGAAGAACCAGTTATTTCTACTACTATACTTTCAGATGCTAAGGAGAAAATTGGTAATAGATGGAATATTGATACTATTGTTGTCTATAACACAGAAACCAATGAAAGTAGAGAAATTGTACTTCCTAAACCATTCAAAGAGTATAACAGAGGTATTCGTGCTATGAAACTTAAATCTATTTGTAAAGAACCAAATGTCCAGGTTCTAAACAGAGAAGCAATAATGGAATTTTAATCTTTAATCTTTTAATAATATAAACAAAAATAATATGGTAATTAATACACAAAAACTTTCGGATAAAGAATTTATTTCTAAGTATTTTGATTTCAAAATTGTAGAGAAATCATATATGCATTACAATCAACTACTTGAAATGTATAAAAATTTACATGATATTCCAGTTACACAGCTTGCACTTCTTTCAAGATATAACACAGACAAACTTATTGAAGTTCTTAGACAGTACCAAGAGAAGATAAACTCAAATGAGATTCTTTCTTCTCCTGTTCTTGAAACATTTAAAGTAGAAAGTTCAAAGATTTACAATGATCATTTAGTTCTTGGAGCAGATGGACAGCCTCAAAGAGATGCTAATGGAATGCCAAAAATTAAGAATCCAGAGTCCTATACAATGCAACTTGATAATCTTAAAAAGAAACTTTCTACAGAAGAACAATCAGTTGATGACCTTATCCAGAGAAGTAATGAAGAATTTGGAAAGATTTCACAAGAAGTTATCCCTACCGAACTTGCAACTCTTGATATTTCCAAACTTCTTGAAAGAAATGACATTACAGCAGAAATGCTAGTATTCCTTACTCAAATGGAAAACTTTATTTAAAAGAAAATCCTTATTACTTATTTTAATCATCATTTGTGCTTATTTTTTAGGAGATTGCCCAGATTTTTCATCTTGGGCAATTTTTATAAATTCCCTTTTTACACACATAAGTATAGTATGAATTCCAGGTCTTTCAGATGGATTGTACTCATATCCAAGTCCAGATATCATATAATTCCCAGAGTAAAGTGTATTTATACTTTCTTGAGAATATCCATTTCCTTTTAAAGCGTCATCTCCGTAGTTCAGTATTGAATCTCCACCGTTAAACAGGAGAATAGGTACAAGTTGATAAAGATTTACTTCTGTACAGATTCCTGAAAGTACTACTCTTAAAGTAATCTTTCCATTTTCTCTATTATTGCTTCTATTACCAAGTTCAGAGAAATTATAATTTATATGGACATTTTCTGATTGAAGCCACTTATTTAAATATCTTACATTCTTTGTATGATCATCTTCCTTTCTACCTTTAAGAATAATAGCATTCTCATCTTTTGAAGTTATAGTTTCATGGAAGAATTCCTCCATTTTCTTCTCTTTCTTATTGTAATAGAAAACTACCTGTCTATGTCCTATTGATGTACTTATAGAACTTGAAGAATTAAGTAGATTTACCTCCTCTATTCTTTTATTTGTTCCAAGAAGATATGAATGATTAGATAGGAAAAATTCTTCAAGTATACCCTCATCTTCTTTTCCTCCATTACCAAAATGATGATCTTCTGTTTGAAGTATATTTGTAATCTTTCTCATCTCTTTTACAGTAAGATCAGAGTGTATACTTGATGGCTCTATAAAATTTAGGTAGTAATGAAGATCTATAGATGATGTAAAATATTTGTCTTCTCCCAGATATGCATGTTCCCCAACATCTGTAGAGAGAAAATCATAAGGAGATTTAAGTGGACAGATCCAGGTCATCTTATCCTGTGTATCTCCCTCTATATTGCTACTTACTCCAAGTCCAAGTTCTTTTGCTACTTCTTTAAAAACTCCAAAAGATGACATTTCCTTATAACTTTTTAAAGTAGGAATATGAATACCCTCTATTCTAAGTTCTGCTGTAATAGTAATCTGATTTCCATATTCTTTTACAGTAAGTATATTATAATCTCCTCTTATATGTTTAAAATCTGGATTTTTACTTCTTATATAGAGTGAAAGTAGATCTCCATCTTTTGGAAAATACTTATTTCTAAATTCAGAACTTAAATCAGTAAATGTAAGTGTTAGATTTGGTAAGAAATCTACACCACTTACTACTTTAAAATATGAAATATTTGGTACAATATATCCAAGTATTTTAACAAGTGGAGATGTATACCCGTATTTAAGAGTATCCAGATCTTCTGTTTTTACAGGAGTACCTGTAGAGAAGTCTGTATCTGGAACTGTAAGTTTTTCAAGTTCAATTGTAGGGTCAGAAATTACCGAAACTATCTTCATATCTGTTTATATACCTACCATCTTTACAGAGTACATATTCTCAAACAATTTAAACCTTTATCTTATGTCAGATGACCTGTATTCAAAAGCAAAATCATTTGCTGGATTTAAATATTCAATGAATCCATCACTTAATAATGATAGTGCAAGACATGTGGATTGTTCACGCTTTGCCAGTGCTGTTGTTGGGGTACCCCGAGATACCAGTGAGGGACTCTATGCTAAAGCAGTCAACAATGGTACAGCAAGAGATATAACAGGACTCTCTGGAGCATCCAGTGGTCTTAAAGAGGGAGATATGGTATTCTTCGATACTGGACCCAGAGGATTTGATAAAGGTAGAAAATATGGAATAGACCATGTTGCTGTAGTTGTTAAAAATCCAAATACTGGAAAACTTGAACTTCATGAAAGTGTAGGAGGTAAAGGAGTTATACAGAGAGATCTTGATACAGCACTTGCCAAATATAATAATGGAAAGAGACCCACAAAAGTTTATGCTGGTACTTTTCAAGGAAAGACTCCAAAAGTAGGTGGACAAACAGTATCTGATCCTACTGATAAAAATACTATTCATTCTACATATAGACAGACATCATCTGTTGGACTTGGTAAAGATCAACAATTTTCAAGAGCCACTGTCCGTAGAAGTTCTATACAGGGAAGACATGATGTAGGTAGTGAGGGATATTCACAGAAGCATAAAGTAGACAACTTATCCAGAGATAGTGCTGGACATAACTTTAAAACTCAATATGGTGTAAAATCCAGATTTAATTCTTATGCTATTCTTGTCCATCCTGCCAGTGATGGAGAAAATCATGCAGAAGACTATCAACTTGGAGAAGATGGAATTTATAGTAAGGAAGCTAGACAAGTTACATTTGCTAAACTTCTTGAATATGGAGATAACAATCCACAAGAACCTTATTCTGCATATGACTTCCTGTTCTGTAAATATCACAAAATAGCACCTATCAATAGAATGGTTACTCTCCGTAGATATCCATTTGCCACATATGATGATCTTGTGTTTCCAATTGGAGATATGGGTGTAGATTCTATACCTCCTGTTGCACAGGCTGTCACTTACTTTGGAGAGGGTACAGACAACCTGCTTAAAGAAATTCTTCCTGTAACTGGACAAATTGCTTGGGAAGAAATTACAGCAAAAGTACATGACCATGATCTACCAAGTAATCCAGGAATAGAATCTGATTTCTTGGGTAATTTTATACCATCTCCAATTGCAAAAGGTGTAGCACTTCTTAATGGAAATTCAGGAGGAGATCTTGGAGGTAGAAGCAATGCTTCTTCGGATGCTCAAAAGCAGGGATCTGGATTTGATTATACCAATCATCAACTGGGTCCAGTAAATGTTATTAATAAAGTAAATGTAAGAGGTACAGGAATTGGTGCTGAGTACTCTGCTACTCTTACATTTGAATATAAACTTAGAACATATGATGGAATAAATCCAAGAATAGCAATGCTTGACCTTATCTTCAACTTACTTGCTCTGTCTTTCCAAAATGCTAAGTTCTGGGGAGGTGCAAATAGATTCTTTGGTGGACACAAACCACAATTTGGATTCATGGGTGGAGATAAAGCCAGACAGGCTATGTTCTCTGGAGATTACAAGGGATACTTTGATGCTACAATGAGCAGTATTAAAAATGCATTCGGTATAGTTGCTGATACTTTTATGAATGTCATCAATGGACTCCTTTCTGGAGATTTTTCTGCTCTCAAAGGTGTCATCTCTGGAGTAGGTGGAGCAATGATAGAAGCCTCTACTTATAACAGTAGACCAAAGCAGATAGCTATCCATTCCTTACTCTCTGGACTCCCTACTGGGGAATGGCACCTGACTATTGGAAATCCTCTGCATCCTATTGCTAGAATTGGAAATCTTATAGTAGAAGAATTTTCTATTGAACTAGGAGATGAACTAGGAATGGATGACTTCCCTACTGAACTTAAGTATACAGTTAAACTTAAAAGTGGTAGACCAAGAGATAAAGCAGAACTTGAAAGTATGTTCATAGATGGTGGTGGTAGAGCATATAACCCTCCACATGGATTTATGGATATAATTAACCATACTTCTGCAACTTCTTCAAATGCCAATCCTGTGGCAGGTAAAGATAATATTAACAGAGGTGGAAATTCTGCAAAAAGATCAACTACTGCTCCAAAGAGAGAAGCAGGTGGTACTTATAATTATGGTGTAGTAAGTTTAGGTAAAGTATATTAATTAAAAACTAACATTTACTCAAATTGTTACTATTTATAAAATTTTAAGACAATGGTTGATTACGATTACGATATAGATGATTCTTCCTATGAAGAAAATGATAGTTCTTTTGAAGATTTTGGTATAAATCTTGGTATAGACTCTAATGGTGTACCTATTCTACCTACTGTAATTAAACATACAGAAAGTGAACAGAGTACTGAACCTACAATAACATACGCAGATGCTGTACAAGTAAATCATCAAGCACCTGTTGAGGAAGTGAAAGAAGTAGAAAATACTTCATATATACAAGAAGTAGAATCTCCTATTATTGCTATTTTAAATAAAGCAAATAAAGAGATTACAAGTGTAAACATTTCTACAGAGATAGAAATAGCCCCTGTTTCTTTACTTACTACACTTAGAGACACACTTGATCCTGAGGAATGTGAAAGTGCTTTCCTTTCTATTATAAAATCTAATATAGAAAGAAATATAGATAAGATAGCCACAGATATTCTTGGTACAATACTCAAGAAGACACGAGGAGGTACACAGAAGAAATTAAAACCACAAGTAAATACTGAAAGTCCAAAGACAGTTGAAGATGGCTACACTGATGTCTCTTCTGTCGAAGATTAATATAATTGTGATGTTTTTGTTGTGATTCATTTTGGAGAGTAGATTTTTATATGTGGTCTACTCTCCTTTTTATATAGATATATAAAGTCACTTTTATAAAAAGAAGAATGGAACTTCCAATAATAGAACCCTCATTTTTTGAAAGAAATCTAAAAAGTATAGATACCCCAGATGGTACACTTGTAGATTTTGCATATAGAGATATGATAGTTGATAAAGATGACACAACTATTATGAGTTCTCCTATTCTTGTTACAGAGGAGTTTAATGGAAGACCTGATCTTCTTGCACTTGCCATCTTTGGAGATCAGTCTAAGTTCGATATTATATGTGAATATAATTCTCTTTCCGATCCATTTTCTATTACAGCAGGAGATATTCTTTATATTCCTACATCAGAAACTCTTTCTATGAATAATAGAGTAATAGCACAGGGACTTTCTAAGGTAATAGAAAAAGATGATATTTCAAAAGGAAATCTAAATCTTCCAAATAAGAGTATGCAGGAACTTAATTCTAAAATACAGAAGATTGATCCAAGTAGAAGTAAATTAAGAAGTAATGCTTCCACAACTGAACCTGTTCGTACACCAAATATGACAACTGCTCCACCTACTACTCTGGTACAGAATGGAGAAATTGAACTTGGTACAAATCCGAATAGTAAAGTTTGTAAAACAGCAATGACTGATACTCAATCACTTGCTTACAGTATAAGAGAAGCAGTTCTTAGAAAAATAAAAGACAAAAAATAAAGGTATTTTTCATTTTATAGATTATTTTAGTAAACAATGAAGCCTATCAAAGTTTTAAATCTTTGACAGGCTTCTGTTTATGAATTTAATCAAAAATGAGACTTACTCTATCTATTAGAGTTTAAAAAGTTTAACTCCCAAAGTTACTACAACTTCAAGTTTTGGATTAAGTGGATTTACACCTACTCCAAGAAGTGCATTATACTTAACAATACCAAGACCTATACCTCCTGTTTTTCTACCATCTGAGTCAGTTATTATACTACTACCAAGTGTACTCCACAGATACAGTCCATTTGATGATGCTTTTTGAGAGGCTTTTACATTGTCTTCTGTACTCTTTACTTTATCTCTTAGAATACTTTCAAGTACTTCATGATCTTTATTCATCTTCTCAAGAGTACTTGCTTTATCTTCAAGAGTTGTAATAACTTTATTTTTACCTTTTACCACATCTTCAAGTTCAGTAATCTTACTTTTCAGAAGTTTTACTTCTCCTCTTAGAAGTCTTTCATTTGTGATAATCTTTGCAATTTCTATCTTCTTATTTCTATCAAGAATGATACTACCACTCGGGTATGAATTTTGCGTTTGCGATGATAGAGTCTGCTTTCCTACCATCAATATCATTAACAATGCCAATTTTTTGATCATAATGCCTTTGGATTTTTGCGTTAATATCTTCAATTTGTTTTTCTTTGATAACAATCTCATATTTCATTACTGGAAGTTTTTGATTCAGTATTCTTAAACTGTCTTTACTTTCCACTATCCTACTTTCCACCACTTTATCTGCAGTGGTGGTAGTAGGAACTTGAACAAGTGCACCTGGATTACTGTGTCTTGTTGTAATCCAGTTCACTACGAGGATTACTGCTACCGTAATAAGTATTCTACCTACAGCAGTACCCCAGCCCTTAAATCCTTCTGGTAGTTGTATCATACTTTTTACTTTTTATATGTTAAAACTCAGAAATTAGACAATATGTGAAAAGATTTTGACCTTTTGTATAATCAAGGAATTTAACAAATTTTCCTACATCATTAGTCACTTGACAACCTGTACTCCAACCACCTACTATCCAATTCCAAACTCTACTTGAATAGTTGTGTGTATTTGTATGGAAGTTTATACCAATTCCATATTCCCAAGCAGGTTCTCCACTGTCTCCACTTTTCTTATTCTTATTACCATCTCTGATAATCTTAAATCCACCAGTTTGTTTAAGTGCTGGACTTTTACCTTTATGAAGACCTCTTGACCATACTCCGTAGTACCATTCATCACTTTTTACAACTGCTACTCCTTTCTTATTCCAAAGAGAGAAATTCATAAGACCATAACTTCCTGGATTTGTAGTTCCAGTAAGGGTATCTATAAGTGTTTCTCCTTTAAAGATATAAAACTTATCATCAAACACATCATAAGTATCCTCCTGACTACGGATACCAAGAATCCAATATCCAGTTGGAATTCCTTTAAAACTTGACAGACTCTTTACTTTATTAAGTAATTGAGTTGTCAAATAATCTCCTACCTTAGTGTATTCACTCATATTTTTAGATTTTTAAAAATTAATGCATTTTTATTTACCTATTTAAAAAAGAATTAGACATCCCAGAGTATGAGATGTCTAATTCTTAAGTATTTTAAAAGTTTTTATGTTTCTTTAAAGAGGTGTGCCATCTGGAAGATCTCTTCTCAGTACTCCCTCATCATATTTTCTACTATTGTAAAGAGGTCTAGCATTGTCCTCTATAATTACAATGCTTACCTGTGGTACTTTATCTGACATGAAATAACTTCTTTGATGTTTTACAGGTATGCTCTTACTAAGAACTCTTATATTTGTAAGCTGTCCTACTCCTGCTGTAATGTACATTGTTTCATCTTTAAGTATAATTTCATCTCTAAGTGATATTTCTTTTTCAAAAGTAGGAAGTTTCTTATTTCTTTCCCAAACATAAAGACCTAAGAATCTGTGTTGATTACTAAAATTAACTACCACAGTATACCAAGTTTTAGGTAGAAGACTAATGTCTATAGAGTAAAGAACATTAAAATTGCTGTCAAGTATTTCAAAAACTTTACCACTTATTTGAATATTTAAGATTTCTCCAATAGTACCCAGGTTCAAAGTAGGTATAGTACTTAGTACTCCTGTAAAATTACTATTTGTAAAGTATTTTCCATCTTCTTCCCTTGTAATAAAACTGCCATCTGAAAGTTTTGTACCTGTACCAAGAAGTTTGTGTTGACCAGATTCTATAATTCCATTTTCTGCTTTCACTTCCAAAATATCTTCTTCAAATCTTAAAGTAGCACTAAGTGATATACCATCATCTTTTGATAGACTTATTTCATTTTTATACATCACAAGAACTTCTCCAAGTGACATTTCTTTCATGTTATAGAAATGATTAAACATTTTAGTTCCAGAATTCATAAGTGTTTTATCTTTTATAATTACCTTATCTGAAAGTATACTTCTCTGAGAATCGGTAGTTAGAGTAAAGGCATGATCATCTGTTGTACCTCTTGAGTCCAAGAATTCATCTTCTATCTCTTTGGAGAAGATCTCCTCTGTACTTGTAAGAACATTTTCAAGAGTCTCTGTTACACCAGGTTCATTTATAATAGATTTTTTACCCTCATAAGTAGAAAGTTTAAGTGTATAAGAAGTAGGCTGTCCTGACACATCTCTTTCTGTAAAGAATGAAAGTACAGAATACATTCTGTTTACGCTTTTTATATAGAGAAAATCTCCAACAGTAGGTGTTACACCTTTACCATAGACATCTGAGAATGTTTTTACACTTATTTCTATTTCAAAACTTTCCCAATCCAGTCCCCATTCTTTATATTCTGGCTTCTCCGTAGGAATTATATTATCTTTTATATGGACACCAAGACAAACTCCCTCACTTCCCTCATAAACTCCAAATTCATTTAAAATCACATCTCTACTGGTATCTACACCAGATATTTTAAAGTATGTCACAGGAGTACTTAAAGTACTTTGTATCCAAGAATTTAGTTTACTCTGAGTTTCTTTTACAGCACTTGTAACTTTTTCATTAAGATTTTCAGATTTTACAAAACCTACTGGATTTATTTTCTTTTCTCCTTTATCTTCAATTACTACTTCATGAATAAAAATTTGCTCATCTACAAAGTAAGGATTCTGCATTTCATATTCAAGGATTACCCAAACTTTTGTACCTGTAGGAATTTCAAGGAATTTACTCCCAGACATTTTAATTCTTGGAGAATAATTTTTATCATCTTTACTCCAAGAGTAGTACTTCATGTATCCAACTCTTGGAGTTACTCCAGTTATACTCTCTTTTACAATTTCTACCTGCGAAATATCACAGGTAGAAAATTTTCCAGTTACTAAGTGTAAATTTGTAACAAGATTTTTATTCTTTATTATTTCCATAAGATACTAAGTACTTCTGTAATATCGGTTTTATATATCCATGCCAAGATTAAAGATCCAAGTGTTACAAATGTTTTAAGTGCACTTGACCATTTAAAGATTGGGCTGTATTTTACATAGTAGACATCATACGAAGAATTGAAGTAGACATCATATGACATTTCTATAAGTCCATGCATTCCACTGCCATAAAGAACATAATTCAGATCTTCAAGTTCTCTTGAAAGACTATCTTCTGGTACACTTCTTACTCCGATAGGTAAAAGAATACAGAGGTAAAGAGTACCCCAGAAATTTACTTTTATATTTTTATCTTCTACTTCTGGTATTCTATATCTTTTTTGAATTACATCATTCTCTACTATTGTTCCAAATGATTTCTTAATTTGAAAAAGATTGTATACCTCTACAAATGTAGGTATAATACTGTAAAGTGTTTTGTAAATGATTCTCATTTTTATAAAATTTTAAAAACATATTTAATATGAGAATAATATCATTTTTATAAAAGATTCGATTATTAAATACTTAAAATTTAAACTTTTTGAAATATGATTATAAGCACTAATACAAATCTAAGCAAATGTTGTTCTGGATGTGATGAAGATAAAAAATCTTTGCAGGTAGGATTTCAGAATGGAACATGTCTTTTTGGAACACCTGCTATAAATATTCCACTCTGTTCAAGTCTTTTATCTCTTCCAGAGGGTACAGATATATCAGGTGGAACATCTACCCTGTCTCTAAGTCCCGGGGAATATAAAACACTTTCACTTTGTGATACAGGAAATATTCAAGTTATTCAAGTTCCTACTGGGATGTCTGTGTATTGGAGGTATAAAACTCCAAAAATAGAATATCCTTGTTCTCCAAAGTCAAATGAGATATCTTACTTCCTTAAACTTGTATCTGTAACAAATATACTTTCAGATTTTCCAAAAGTAACCCTGCAACTTACACTTGCTCATAAAAACAATGAAGATTCTACCATAGAAGAGGAAATTGGTATGTTTGATGTTATAGGAAAGAAAGTAGGTAAGGGACTTGTGAAGATAGAAAGCAAAATTAAACATTCTTATAAAAACAGAATATTTGAATTTAACCTTTCAGGACTCCAACTTCTCTATACATCTTCTTCTGTAAAAGATAAGATTTCAAAAATTAATGGTATTCAGGATTACTTACTTCCAGAAGAAGAAACAAGAGAATATCTTGTTGGTTATTACTCAGATATAAAGGCTTTACAGAGAGAGGGAGATACAGAAGTTTTAAGAGAGATTATAAAAATCTTGGACACAGAAGTTCCTGGACTTTCTGAACTTGAATCACTTGGAAAAACTCCAAAACTTGAACTTTTATGTCTATCAATCTCTGGAGATATAAGAGCAAATGTTCTTTCTTCTACTTCTGAAAAGATTACATACTCCATCTCTTCTTATTTCTTTGAGGCATCTCCTATGGTACTTCTTCAGGGTAAAGACATTTCATATCCCATAGAACTTTATAACCCTATGGATGTAAAACTTCCTGTTACTGTTTTCGTTTTAAAGATAAGAGAGAAAGATAAAGAAGAAGAGAATAAAAATGTAATTGCAAAGAAGATATCTCATGTTTTTGGGACTACAATTGATTATATGGGAAACTAATATATTGTGAAATTATAACATTCTTACAAAGATAAAAAATTTATTAATTCAAAAATTTTAAAACTCATGACAAAAGATGAAGTAATCAGCCAAGTTGCTACTGAAACTGGCTTTACAAAGAAAGATGTTGCTTCTGTTATAGCATCATTTGGAAATGTGCTTACTAAGGCACTTACAAACAAAGACAAAATTGCTCTTCCAGAACTTGGAACTTGGTCTACTAAGGAAAGATCTGCAAGAAAAATTAAAGCACCGAATGATCCTACAAGAATCATCGATGTACCTGCTACAACTGTGGTAAAATACTTACCTGCAAAACCTATCAGAGATGCAGTAGCTGGAAAGAAATAGAAAAAGTCATTTTATTCTTATTTTTAGTTTTGTTCCCACCTAAATCCCACTTGGTGGGAACATTTTTATTTTATTTGTGATATTATTTACAAAAAATTTATAAAAATGGATACATTAAATGAACTTTTCATTCCAGGTAAACTTACTGTACTTCTTGACCAATCAGCAGGTAGTTCTGGGAAAGGAAAACTTGAAGAATTTATATCTGCCAATTCTTCAAACATTGATTTTGTTGTCAATACTTTCATGCACCAAGCATCACATATTGTAGATGGAGAGAAAGTAGATGGTACACCTTTCACTTATTGTTATAAAAACTTAAATTCTAATGCACACAGACATGAAGAATTTGAGAAAATGTATATCACTCAGGGTGCTGTTATAAATTTAGAATCTTTACTTAAAGAAATAGAGGACTCTGGTATACCAAGAGAGAAGATAGGTATTTCTCCACTTGCAGGTATAACAACTACACTTGATAAAAATTATGAAAAAGGACTTGCAGGTTTTGATGGTGAAGAAATCGATACAAGTAAACATTCTGTAATTTCATCTGGGACAACAGCTTCTGGGGCTGGAGCAACACTTGGAAGAAAGATAATGAGAAGAGGAAACATTTTACTTGCAAGAGATGTTCCAGAACTTTCGGATATGATATGTGATACAACAGAAGAAATTCTTCAGAGACTTTCTAAGGGTCAAAGTGGACTTCTTACAGTAGCACAGGGCTTCCAACTTTCACTTGGACTTCCAGAATTTTATCCTTATACAACCAGTAGAAATGTAACTGTGGTATCTGCACTTAATGATTGTATGCTTCCTGTAACTGTACTCGGAAATGTAATCATAAATTGCCGTGCACATAATATAAGAATAAATTCTAAGAAATATGTTCTTTCAAAAAATGAAATTCAAGTATCTAAGGAAGAAGTCGAATACTACAAAGAACATAGACTTGCTGATCATATAAAAGAAAATGAAAATGGTACATTTACTGTTTACTTACATAAAGGAGAACATTTATATTTTGAAGAAGTTAAAAGTGAAAAATTCCCATATCAAGAAATAGAATCAAATTCTGGGGGTGGATACTCAGACCAACAGGAAATCACTTGGGAACAGGTAGAACAGGAGGCAGGTATTCAAATTCCTACTGATGCCATAATGACCAGTCTTACAAAACTACCAAGAAGAGTCTTTACTTTCTCTAAACTTGGACTTTCTCAATGTATCAGATACAATCAAACTCCTCACAAAATCTATCTTTCTCTTAATTTTGTAAATTGGATAGATGGTACTATGGAGGGTATAAATAATGAAAAACTTAAAGATCTCCCAGGTGTATCTCCAAAAGTTAAAGATTTTATTTCTGAGTATATCATTCCTGTAGTTGAACCTTTTGAAAATGTAGAACTTAAATTCCTGGGAACAGGCAGACACCTAAGGGATATGATAGTACTTTAAAAACTTAAATAAAATATGTACATACTTGTAGATTTTAACTATATCTTTTATAGGATACTCTTTGCCAAGACTACTGGTTCTGCATATCCTGTAAATGATATGGACAAACAAGAACTCAAAAGAGATATTCTCTCATCTATCCTCTCTACTATTATACAATATCCAGATCTTAAAGGTCTTATTTTCTGTGCAGATGGTGGAACAAGTTGGAGAACTTCTATAGAGGGAAATGAAAATTATAAAGCAAATAGATCAGATAGACATTCAAAAGTTGATATGGAGAGTGCTATGTATGTCTTTTCAGATATTTTAAATGTTCTTAAAAACTCTGGGATACCAGTTCTTAAAGCCTCTACCATAGAGGGAGATGATTGGTGTTGTTGTCTTTCTCATCTTCTTTATAAGCAAGGAATATCTTCTCTTATTCTTTCTGGAGATAAAGACCTTTTCCAACTACTGAGAGCAGAAAATGACTTCTCAAAATATGTGGTAATGTACAATCAATTTGATCAAATGCATTATCTTCCAAAACCTATACCAGAGACAGCAGTTGACATCTTCTCACTTGATAAAATTGGAAATCTATCTGTTTTCTCTATGGCTCACACTGTCATAGATCCAGAAAAGATTTCTTTTATTAAAATACTTTCTGGAGATAAATCCGATAATGTACCAAGTGCTTATACTTATACTACTAAAAGTGGAAAGAGTACATTTGGATTTACAGAGAAGAGAGTAGAACAATTACTTGAAGAGAAGAGAAAATTTTTATCTCTTCCAAAAATTGTAGAAAACCATGTAGATAGAATATCACTTGCAAAGAGTATGGTAGAGATTGTAAGTACAAAAGATGACCCATCTGATATGGAGGTACTCACAGAGATTAATCAAGGACTTGAAAGAAATATAAAAGCCTGTTACCTAAGTCCATCTGTTTATCCACTTCATATAAAGACTACAATTCTTAATGTTATAAAACAGGTACTTTCATCTTCTGTAAAGAATAAAAGTTACACATCTATACTTTCATCTCTTGTAGGAGAATACTCTACTGGAAATGTCTATTATAAAGATGTTTAATATTTTTAAAAAGTTTTAAGTTTATGGATCTCTTTGAATATAGAAATGTAATATTTGATAAGGCAAAATTCTCGAAAGTAGAAGACTCTATAAAGAAGAAACATTATTTTATGCTTCTTAGATTTTTCTCTATAAGATATCCAGTGGAAGCCTCACAACTTTCACTTGTTCCCTATTCTATAGGTACAAAAGTTATTCATTCTGTTCTTTCAAGAAGTTACACAGGTAGACTTCCATCTTGGGTTTATACAAAAGGTAACACATCTAAGGAAGACAAGAAAGACCCACTTTCTTCTATTTCAAAAGAGGCTAAGGACTTGTATGCCCAGAAGATAGAAGCAGATACAAAGGATACCACTTTTCTTTACTCAAGCCCTACTGAGGAAGATATCCGTAAACTTAAGAATATACAGAGTTATCTTGATAAATAAAAGATAAGTGATTTCTTTATCATTTTATCTGGTTTTAACTTTTTTCTTAAACACTTATTTAGAAATTATAGACTAGAGTCCTTGCCACTCAAATCTAGCCCTAGTTACCGAAAGCCTTGTCCTTTCGGTAACATTTTTTAAAAGAGTACATATCAGAAAATTTTTCATAATGACAGAAAAATTGCTCCTCGATATAAATGACTCTATTGGAAGAATAGAACTTATTATGCTTCAACAGAAGAGTAAATCAAGTTCTCCTACTCAAACAGTAGATTCTTCTACAATAAATGCAAATTCAAAATCTAAAAATTCAAAGAAGACAGGCATAGAATCTCTTGATCCTGCAACATATGACAGTGTGGCAGGGATGCTTACTGCAATGAGTAAGGTTAAAGATACTAATGCTTCTGCAATTGGAAATATTACAGATACACTTTCTAAACTTACAGATGTAATTAAAGATGTAGATATAACCAAGATAGATTCTGTATCTTCTACAATGTCTTCTATTTCATCTGCACTTCTTGGATTTGGATTTAAACTTACACTTGCTACTCCTCTACTTATAACAAGTAGACTTGCTTTACCTATTGCAGAAAGTATAATTAAGAGTCTTTCATCTCTTCCTAATATAAGTAAAGATTTATCTGGTACAGAAAAACTCCTTACAGATGTAAGTTCTATAACTTCATCTCTTTTCAAAGTTGGTGCTACACTTACACTTCTTGCTCCACTTATGATAACTTCTGTACCTGGACTACTTATGGCAACTACTGTGATTCTTCCACTTCTGTCACTTATGGCAATTACATCGGTTGAGAATCATTCAAAATTCCAGGGAATGCAACAGTCTATGAAAGATCTTTCTATTGGACTTCTTTATCTTACAGGAACATTTATGCTACTCTCTGTAGCTTCAGAGTATGTTCCTGTTACACCTACTGCTATTATTACAGGATTTGGACTTTTACTTCTATCAGCAGGTGCTATGTCACTTATTGGAATGCTTCCAGAGAACAGTATAGAAAGAGGTGCTTCTGTAGTTAAACAGATTAGTATTTCTATGCTCATTTTTGGTGGTAGTATGGCTATCCTTTCACTTGTAGGAGAAATGATAGTAGAAAGTGCCTCAGGTGTAGCAGTTGGACTTTCTATGATGGTACTTTCTGGACTGGCTTTTGCAGGTGTAGGACTACTGGCTCCACAGATTAAGCAGGGATCACTTGCTGTTGCTGTAATGGGACTCTCCTTACTTGTCTTCTCAGCTTCACTTGTTCTAAGTTCTGCAATTATTCAAGCAATGCCAGATGGTACAGCATCTGGACTTCTTGGAGTAGGTCTTGCACTTATTACTTTTGGGGCAATTTTCGCCCTGGCAGGTCTTGTCTCTTCACAGATTTTACAGGGTTCACTTTCTGTGGGACTTATGTCACTCTCACTCCTTGTCTTTGGATTTACACTTGGATACCTTAATGAAAAATGGGCAGATGTACCTACAGATTTCCTTTGGCAATTTCCACTCTTCCTATTTGGAGTTGGAGCCGTATTCGCCCTGGCTGGATATGCTTCTCCACTTATTATGTCAGGTGCACTTGCTTTTGGACTTATTGGTGCCAGTCTTTGGGTAATTGGAAAAGGAATAGAAAGTATTGTCTCTGTGGCAGATACAGATCCAATGGCAATGGACAATATAGGTTATCTTCTTAAAAGTATGGTAAATGGAGTATCTGGGGCATTCTCTGATCTTGGAATTAAAGATGCTGTACTTCTCCCAGGGAAACTTACTGCTCTTGTAGGAATGGCAGGATCTATGTGGTTACTTGCAAAAGGTATAAGAGCGTGGAAAGATATGGATCTTTCTCCAACAGTTATACAAACCTTGCAATCTAATATGACTGCTGTTCTTTCTACTATACCATCTGTATTTGCTCAAATAGGTAAACTTGATGCAGGAGGTAGTATAAAACAGACATCAGTGCTTTCTATACTTGGTATAACAGATGGATTCTCTAAAGGAGATGTTGAAAGAGGTATAGATGCTACTATGAAACTTGGAAAGAATCTAACAGAACTTTCAAAAGGAATTACAGCATGGAAAACTATGAAAATAGCACCTGCTGAACTTATGGCTATAAGAAATAATCTTGTAGCAGTTCTTTCTACTATTCCATCAGCATTTGCAGATATAGGTAAACTTGAAGCAGGTGGAAGAATAAAACAAACTACTGTACTCTCTATTCTTGGAATTACTGAGGGATTCTCAAAAGGAGATGTTGAAAGAGGTATAGATAGCGTATCTAAACTTGGAGATACACTTTCATCTCTTTCTAAAGGTGTAGAAGATTGGAAATCAATGAAAGTCTCTGAGCAGGATATACAGGCTATAAATACCAACATACAGGCAGTACTTCTTACTATACCATCTGCATTTGCAGAAATTGGTAAACTTGAATCTGGATCCCAGTTCTATTCTCCAAGTGTTCTTTCTGTACTTGGATTTACTGATGGATTCTCCAAAGGACATATAGAACAGGGTATTTCACTTGTTTCTGATCTTTCTGGAACACTTACTAAACTTAAAGACTCGATAATTGTTTGGAACGATCCAAAACTTTCGCCTACAAATCTTAAACCTGCACTCGAATCTATAACTACCTTACTTGGAATTTTACCTACTGCATTTGCTACAATAGGTAGAGCAAATGAAGATTCAAAAAGTACAATTGGTATGTTTGGACTTGAAACTACTATCGGAGATGGAGACATAGATAGAGGTGTTGAACTTGTTACAGAACTCTTGCATCCACTTACAAAAGTAGCAAATATAATCAAAGTACTTTCTTCTATATCTTCAAATCCTAAGGATACTATATTTGGTGTAGGATATGGAACTTATGCATTTATGCATTTTACAAATAAGGGACTTAGACTTATAAGTAAAGATACAGTAACAAAACTTAATTCTATTGTTTCTCCACTTGAAAGATTAGCAAAAATCTTTGACAAACTTAATAAAGGACTTAAAACACATAGAGACTACCTTAAAGGAATAGATCCTGCTACTCTTAAAACTTGGGAAAGTTGGATTACTGTCCTTGACAAAGTATCAAAAGTGGATACGGCAAAACTTGTAGAAACTGTAACTGCTTCTGTAAATTACAGCCGTGCACTGGCTCAAACTCCTCCAGATTCTATTGGTACAGTAATTACACCACCTGCTCCAAAACAGGAGTCAGAGGGTAATATAGTAAGTAGAACAATAGATGGTATAACAAACACATTTACAAAGTTATTTGGAGGTGGAGATAAACCTACTCCAAAGACTACACCTGCTACTTCTTCTACTTCTACAAGTAGAACAGTAAACTCTGGAGGAATGGATACAGCCACTGCACAGGCTCTGCTTTCTGCTATTGAAAAACTTAACTCTATACTTGAAAAGAAAAATTCATTATAATGGGACTAAATTCTATAAAACCATCTAAAAATTCAAAATATAAACAAGGATACTTTACACCTACGCACCCATCAAAGATTGTAGGTAATCCTTATGGAATTATTTACAGAAGCAGTTGGGAACTTATGCTCTGTAAGGATCTCGATTCTAATCCACAAGTAATCCGTTGGGGATGTGAATGTATAAAGGTTAGGTATATTTCTCCACTTGATGGAAAACCCCACACATACTTCATTGATTTTTACTTTGAAAAGAAACTTCCAGATGGTACTATCAAGAAATATGTAGTTGAAGTAAAACCAAAAACTTATATTACACCTCCTGTAAGAGGTACAAATCAAAAGGCATATCTTGAAAAACTTAGGAGGTATTCTGTTATCAAGGCTAAAATGCAATATGCTACTAAGTATTGTGAGGAACGAGGTATGCAATATGTTTTTGCTACAGAAGATTACTTTAAAAAATAAGGATATAAAAATAAAATTTTATGAAGATACTTGGTATAGATTTTTCATATTCATCAGCAGGGCTTACTCTCTTTGATGATACAGAATACAAACATTTTGCACTTGTAAATAAAGCAGTCTTTTCAAGAAGTAAGACAAAATCACTTGATGATGTTTTTAAAGACTCTAAACTTCTTTCTACTTTACAAAGGTATGGTATTTTTTTAAAACTTATAGATAGAGAACCCATTTCTATTCCTCCGAAAACTATAAAAGATAAGGAGACTAAAAAGAAAATACAAAATCCTGCACATAGGTGGGACAGTATAAGTGAATGGCACAGAAAACATCACTTACAAAGTAGACAGTGGAGTGAGGCTATTATGGAAATCATAGATTCTATGGAACTTCTTCCAGGAGATAAAATTATACTTGAAAATTATGACTTTGGAAAGAGAGGTAGTACAGATAATATTGTACAGATGGTAGAACATACATATGCTCTTAAACAGAGAATCTTTGAGAAATATCCAGAAGTTGATTTCTATCTGGCATCCAGTACAGAAATTAAAAAGATAGCAGGTAGTGGCAACTTTACAAAATATGACATGTACACATCTTTTATAAAAGAAGATATAAAATCCTCACTTCTTCAGTTTTTAAAAAATGAAGATAAGAAACTTTATATTAAAAATGAAGATATTATTCTTAGTCCTGTAAATGATATAGTGGATTCCTACTTTGCTGTTAAGTATTTACAGGATAAAATAAAATAATGTTGTTGCCTATTATCAACATTTTTATTATTTTTTTATTTGGTTATAGAAAACCCACCTAATATTAGGTGGGTTTTCATTTATTATTTTTTAAAACAGTGCAATACCTTTATCTTTTCTTATTTTTTCAAGAAGTTCTCCAAGTTTATTATCTCCTTTACCATTACATATACCCCAGTAGTAATCATACCAATGATTAATTTCCATAAGTTTAAGTTTTCCAGTAGCAAGTAAAAGATCTTTAAGTGTAGGAATATCAAATTTCTGTCTAAGTAGATTTTCCATAATTAAAATTTTTTTACTTCCCCAGTTTTGAATTTCTACAGGGAGTGTTCTTCCCAGAGTTTTGGCTTCTCCTGGATTTACTTTCAAGAGTCTCATTTTTATCTCTTTATCTTCAAACTTCTGACTTTGGTAAAGATTTTCAAGATATGAAACACCATAGCCTGTAATGGGATCTCTAAGTACCTTATCTTCATAGATATCAACTGGCGACATATTTGAAAGGAAAGCAAATTCATCTCTAAAATAGTCAGTTTCCATTATAGTCGGAACTTCTGCCATAGATGTGTAACACCTATTATATTCATGAAGAATTTCCATGTGTGTACCATGTGTCATCTTTCCTTTGTTCCAAAAGACATAGCCACCAAGTGAAGTGTTACTGTCTCTCCACCATTTAAGTTTAGTCATTTTTGTGTCTTTACTTTGAGCAAGTTGTAAAGTTGTCACATCTTCTGGAGTAAGAAGTCTGTATCTTATCTTACCTATGGGAGTTTTTAGAATGTTTTCTATTGTAAAATCTTTCATAAAAATATTATTACTCGAGGGATATGACAGTTCTCATATATATGACAAAGTGACAGAAATATGACAGTCTAACCATTATAAAAATATGACAGTTCTGCCACTTTGTCATACCAAAGTACCTTAGATACCCATAAAAACGGATTGGCACGATTTTTGTATTTTATTTTATATAACCAATTAAAAATAAAATAAAATGACATCAATTAAAGAAACAGCACAGCAAATTAGGAAAGAACTTAAAGAACTTGGATATGGAGCGAACAAGTTATCAGTAAGAAGTGGATATGCAGGATTTTCTGCTTTTGTAAATGTAACCATTAAATTCCCAGTTTCCTGTTCACTTAAAGAACTTAGAGAAAGAGAAGAAATTAAGAAAATCAAAAATATCATCAAGAAATATGAAAGTATTGACAGATGTGAAGTAACAGGAGAAACTCTTATGGGAGGAAATACTTACATTACATTATCATATGATGGATATACAATATAAAATACTAAAAACAGATTATAACAAGAGTTGGGAGTGGTCAGAGATGGTCACTCCCAACATTTATATGAGATATGACACACTTAAATACCTATGTCATATGACAGAATGACAGAAGTATGACATTTTTGTCAGTTCTTGATATGACAGAAGTATGACATTTCTGCCACTTTGTCATATCGAAATGTCTCTGATACCCATCATAACGCCCTGGCATGGCATTTGCATTAAATTTTATGTAAGAGACAGAAACAAACATTTTAAAAATAAGATAAAATTTAAACTATGAAAACAGAAGAAATTAAAATCGGAGAGAAAGTGGTAAGAGCAAGAGGTAATAATGTAGGACTCTATGGAGAAATAATTGACTTTAAAGAGCCAAGAGTACAAATTAAGTGGGAAGATTCTTCAAGAACTTGGGTAAACATTTCACAACTTGAACTTGAAAAAGTGCCACACGAAATAGACACAGAAAATGTAGGAAGTTTTGACAAATATGGTAAACTGATAAAACCAAAATATAGAAAATTATAAAATAAAAATATTCAATCAACTTTAAAAAATCAATTAAAATGAACACACAACACACAGAAAACCTAAGACAAGCAGTAGAAATCATCGAGAGTGAGTTCTCTTTCATCAAAGATTTAAAAATCTATTATTACAAAAATATTATTGGTGGTGGTTTCTGGTACAGAAAGATGGATAATGGATTTGGAGAAATTATAGACAGTCCAATTGTTCCAATTAGTTTCAAATACTCTGATACTACACATGTAGGAGGTTCTTCTACAATGCATTATGGGGTAGAAGATATTGTAAATTATCTTAGAGAAATTATCAAAAATGGACTTCTTTTTATGAAATATGCAGATGAAGAAATAGCAAGAGAAGATGAAGAAGAGGTTGAGTATAGATATGATTATGATGCTATCTTAAATTAATTTAAAATAAAAATATTCACAAATAAGTTTAACAAATAAAAATTTAGAAAACATGGTTAAGTACAAAAAAGGAATGGACATTCAAGAACTTGCAAAAGAATTTTATGCAACAAGAACAGAAACTGCATTTGCAAGACTTTACAAACAAATTTACAATCTTGGTTATAGAGTATCGTACAATATTCTTAAAAATCATGATGATGCAGTGGATAATCTCAATGTTTGCTTCGTTAAACTCTATGAAGATAAAAAATATGTCTTTGATGAGACTAAGAAATATGTAAGTTATTTCATGGTGGTTGTAAAGAATGAAGCCCTAAGAACATACAACAAAAATAGAATTAGAAACTTGGGAGATGATGAATATACAGCATCATCTGGAAATAGAAGATTTATCACAGAATCTTCTATGTTTACAGAAAGCAATGGAGATGACAATGATGGAGTTTTCCAAATGCTCTTGAATGAAAAATATGGAGGAGAAGAAATGGATATCTTTACAGGAGAGATTCCTTTCTATGAAAGTGAAAAAGCAACTGCTTCAAGAATAGATGATATGATAGATTCTATGTTCCAAGAGGGAGAGTATGATGCTGAAATAATGAGAAAACTTCTTTTTGAAGATGCCTCAGTATCAAAAGTAGCAGAATCTTATGGATTCCCAAGTAGAATTACAATCTCTTCAAGAAAGAGAAGAGGACTTGATAGACTTAGAAAAGTTCTTGAAGCAGAGAAGAGATTTGACCAAGTCTTGGATGGTTACTCTGATATAAATGGAACAATCAGAAAGAGTCATAAGGGACAAGTTGAAATGGAGGGTCAGGTAGTAGATTCTAAACTTGATGGTATGATTAGATATTACAAGAATGGAGAACTTTATGTAGAATGTGAATACTCACTTGGAAAGAAACATGGAATCTATAAAAAATATATTGATAACAAAATGGTACTCAGAGGATTCTATGAAGATGGAGAACAGACAGGAATTTGGAAAGTACAGGGAGTAGAAGTTAATATGGACAAGAAAGTATCAAATATGGGTATTCTTGACCTAATGTACAACTTGCTTAAAGCATAAAGAAACAGATAAAAATACTTCATAAAAAGTGAGGAGGCTACCTTTTGATGGGTAGCCTCCTCTATTAGTGAGAAAAAAAGATTTTAATTTTATTGGAAGATTGGATTACTTTTTATTCCGTCCTGGATACCTCTTTCTATGTCTTTAGCAAAGTCACTTATGGTATCTCCAAGAGAATCTTTATATTCTTCAAGTTTCTTATCAAAGAGGGTTTGATATTTTTCTCTAATAGAAGCCTCCTCCTTTTTCTGTCTTTCTTTAAGATCTTCTATTGAAGTAGCCTTTTCAAGAGAAAGTCTTTGAAGTTCTTCATCTCTTTCTGCTCTAAGTTTATTTGCCTCAGCCTCAGATTTTGCAGCCTGGATGTTTTTAGAATATTCTCTTTGTATCTTCTCTTTTTCAGTAGAATATTTAAGGATAACATCTTCTATTGCTTTATCTCTGTCTGCAATAGATTTTTTAAGTTCAGTTGCCTTAGCCTCTTTCTTATCTGCAAAAAAGTTATCGAGTTGTGCTTTCAACTTCTCTTTTTCTTCCTTAGATATTTTAGGCTTTTTCTCTTCTTCTGCTTCAAAGAAAGTATCTCTTCTGCTTTCAGAAATACCATCTGACTCGTCCATTACTGTTGAATAACCTTTATATCTTCCTCTTCCACTAATTTCATGATCCTTAACTGATCTATAATAAGCATTTGATAATTCAACTTCAACAACTCTATAAAAGTTTCTGTCTTTATACCAATCATCATATGGATAACTCCATCTTTCATCATGATAATCGCCTTTTTCATATGCTGATAAAAAGTCTTCAATACATTTTTCAATCATTTCATTATGTTTAACAAAGAATGAACGATATACCCACTTCTCTTTTTGGAAATCTTTGGCAAGTTTTCTAGCAGTATCACTGATATCTTTAAATTTACTATACCTACTATATGTTACATCATATCCATTTAAAATTTCTACCACTATATTGTTAAGTTCCATTGAATATGCTTCATATTCGCCTTTTACAAATTCAGTAACTTGGTCAAGTCCAATTTCATTTGGTTTGAGTCTTCTATATTTTCTTTTTATGAAAAGATCAAATTGATCTCCCATACCACTTCTAAGATATTTTTTAAAGATAAGTTTATTTCCAAATTCCACTTTTCGCCACCAATTTATAATATCATCATGAACTTGAGCTGGACTTATTCCAAATTCAAAACTTAATTCATCAAAGATCTCTCTTATTTTTGGTACAAGAGTTTTGTTAAGTAAGTCAAGAATAAATCTTTCCATTCTTTCAACTACTCCATCTACCCACAAATGATGATTTCTACTATCTTGGTATTTTTTAATACTTTCAAGTGTAGAATCTTCTGTATACATTTGTTTAAGTTCTGTACTTAAAGATGTTCTTATTTTTTTAAATTCATTCTTAACTTTATTTATACTGTCATTTACAAGGTTATCAATTTCATATTTTGATCTGAATGCAACACCTTTCATAAGATTATCTTTGCTATTCAAAATCTTATTATATTCTTCAACAGCCTTGTTTATTTCTTCATGGATTTCTTCTTTACGCTCATATATTACATCAATATATTTTCTTTCCATGAGTCCAGCACTGATATCTACAAGTCCAGGAATATCCCTTTGAAGTTTATCAGCATTACCATCTTCAATACGGTTTTTTATTTTAAATCCTATTTGATCAAATTCAAATTCCATTTTATCAAGAAAATGATAACCAGGATAATATTTTTCTTCTTTACCCTCAATAGAGAAATCTTTAATAAGCCTTTTAATAAGTTTTTCTGCTCTTTCAGAAGAAGATGATTCATTTATGAATTTTGTACCATGATTTATAATACTTAGAATATCATTTCTATCAAGTCTGCTTTCAAATACAGGCTCTGTAATGGTAATGTCATTATTATTTTCGTTTATAAAACTGTTTAATTTGCCTATCAAATTTTCTATTTCCTTTTTAATATCTTCATGAATAACCTCTGGGAATACCATATCAGAAAGTTCTTTTCCGTATGCTTCGTGGCATTCTTCTATAATACTTGTATTATGATCTTTGATATCCGAAAGTTTATCTTTTATCTCATGGTCAAAGTAGTATTCTGTTCCATATGGGAAGATATCTGAGTACTCTTTAAGAATATCATTTACTTTACTTTCAAAATTTCTCTGTTCAGAATCTATCTTTGTATCTGCGATTTTTGTAAAATCTTTACAAAAAGAATCTACAGCAGAAAGAATATCTTTTCTATAAGATTCCAAGAACTTGCTGTATGTTCCTCCATTTTCTGCTTTCTCTGTATAACTAATGAAATTCTTTCTTAAAACACTCAAATCTATTATATTTTTAGCATCATTTTTGAGGTTATAGAAAATAGGCAGAATACTATGCTCTGCTACTTCTTTGTAAGACTCTCCATATCTTTCTACTTTATCAAGAAGTCTTTGCTTAGATTCTCTTACTAAATCTACACTCTTTACTCTTGTAAGAAGTTTATCCTTACTTATATCCATTCCATTTACAGAAAGTGCTATGTTCTTTAAGATATCAGAAGTTACTCCCATAGAGAAGATATCATCTTTAAATAATAGATTTCTGAGTTTTTCTTCAAGTTTCTGGGATCCAGAAGCAAATTGCATATCTCCGTTCCAGATGTGATTGTTTATAATCTCTTCAAAATTCTTTCTGTATTTCTTCTCATATTCTTTGCTGAATGATTTACTTCTTTCTATGTTTTTAACCATAGTCAAGATAGAATCAATAAATCTTTTTACTCCTTGCTCAGCAACTTCTCTATCTGTAAGACTTCGAACACCTCTCATTCCTGCTTTAAATCTATTAGAAGCATTTATACAATTGCTCTTGAAAGCATTAAGGCATCCTGCTACTACTATGTTAAGTTCATCACAGAAATCAATGAACATAGAAGATATTACTTTCTCTTCTTTATCAAAAGCAACATAGTCATCGCTTGACATAATGTCATGGAATCTACCATCCAATTTTTCCATTAACTTCTTAAATTCATCTTCAAAGTTGTCTTTCATATCATCTTCATAATCCCCAAGAAGTTCATTTACTTCTCCCTTGAAAGTATCAAATACTTGGTTGATTTTTTCAAGAGATTCTTTATCTTCATTTAAATGATTTTCATTTAAATAAACAACATCAAGACCAAATTCATTTATGAAATTTTCAGAGGTTTTCTTTACCTTTTTCCATCCAAGATCAAAAAATCCTTCAGTTCTTTCTCTTCTACCCTCGTAGAAACTGATAAGCTCTCCTATGTGTGTGTCAATATCTCTCCCAGTAAATGATTTACCTACCAATTTTTTATATGACTCCATAGATACCTTTTTCATTTCCATGTTAGTTTTGTATATTAGATTTCTTTCTATCTCTTGTACATCATAAAATCCTCTTGATACAAATCTTTTTGCAAAATCTTTTGCTTTATTTTTATCTACATTTCCAGTGTAAATATCATACAAATTTTCTATGAAATTTTCACAATCTACTTGTATGTCATATCTAAATCTTTTATATAAACTTTCTGTTTTATGTTCATATTCCTTTATGACATCCATTATCTCCTTTGAGATATCTTGATTTACATTTTCTCCATTTAAAATTTTTTGTAAATGTTCTTTTTGTAAGTCAATCTGCTTCTTTTTCATCAAATCGAAATCATCAAGAACATTATCTCTAAGTCTACTGAAGTTAAATTTGATATTATATTCAAATTCTCCACTTACTTCATATAAGTTTGTATCTTCATCAGATTCATTTACATAATTTTTAAGTTCATCCATGATAGAATAAAAAATCTCTTCATCTTTTGAAAGTCCAGAAGTTATAATATCTTCAAGTTGTTTTTTATATCTTTCTATAATACCTTTTACTTCATCTTGTCCACCAAGTATAACTCTTTCTGCTCTTGTACGCTCTATTCTGTCATTATAGAGTTTTGAATGCTCAGTCATTAAGTTTTCTACTCCTTTGATATAATTTTCAAAGCATTTTTTAATAGAATCAATTAGACTTTCTATATTCTTTTCATTAGACATGTCAAGATCTCTTCTAAGTTTTTCTATATCCACAGATTCTCCTATGGCTTCTCTTCTTTTTTGAATATGATATCCATCAAGAAGTCTATCACTGAAATCTACATTTCTATCCACATAGGCTTTACCGATTTCTGCTATTTCAGACACATAAGAAAGTAAGATTTCTCTGTCTTTTTCAAAAGTATCAAATACTTGCTTTGTAATGTTATTTTTTAAAGTATCAAAAAGTTTTCTTTGCTCAGTATCTACAAGATGTGGAAATTTAAATACCTTATCTTTGTAATTCTTAACATTACCAAGATAAAGATTTCTTAGATCATCTATCTTGCGAAATCTATCTAAGTTGTTCTTTTTTAAAAGATCAAATGATTTTTTAAAAACTTCAAATCTATTTTTTGCATATTCTATATTGTTATCTCTTACAAGTTTATCATACTCTGATGCTGTGTATATAGGTTCTCCCTTTCCATGAAGATCCATGCTTAGAATAGTAATGTCTGATGATATAGAGTTCATTACTTGTAAAGCATCTGAATAACTTTTTACTTTATTTGCTTTTGAAAGGTGTCTTGATAGAAGATCTTTTGTATTAATATCTGGATTTAGTTTTCCAGCCTCTACGATGAAATCTTCTATAACCTTTTCAAAAGAGGTGTAATCTTCTTTATTTGCAAAGTATCTTGCATCTTTTTCAAATCTTCTTTGAAGATTTATGAGTTTTTCTATGTTTTGCATAAAATTATTGGGTTATTTTAAATTATAAAATTTTTCGATTGTTTCTTTAACTACCAAAGGTGTAGGCATGGACTTAAATCCATTTTCTATAATTACCTTTATATTTTTATTTCCTATTTTTGTAAAAAGTATTACATCTTCCTTTTCATACTTAATGTCTTCAAGTACTATATTTTTCTTATCAGTAATACTATGAAGACCATCCATTGTAACATACTTGGTAAAAGAGTCTATCTTTCTTTCAAAAAGATACTTTGGATTTACTCTGTAACCTTTTTCAGTAGGAAGTATTATTTTTGACATTAGAAGTCCAGATATGGTACAAGGTAGTTCTGAGTATTTCTTTGCTACAGATAAGATACTGTCATCTGAAAGATCTTCATTTGGTAAAAGTTCAGAAGCCATCTTCATCATAGAAAGATATTTTGAATTTATTGCAACTGGAATAAATCTTGTATTTCCAATTCCTCCAAGTTCATTTCCTACTTCTGTGTTCCAATACCAAACATATACTTTATCTATATTTGAAAGTCCTACACCATATATCATTCCAGTATTTTCTTTGTAAATCAAACAAGTACCATTTTTATACCATCTTACTTGTAGACCTGATGACATATGATATAGTCTTTCAGGTGTAGTACTCAAAGTGCTTACCTGTGCACCAAGTTCTGTAATATCTTTTATTATGCTTTCTATATCAGTCCTTTGATATATGCTACGGTGCAAGTTTATAAGTTTATTTTGTAAATCCATTTTATAATTCTTTTTTAAAGTAACTGCCATGTAGGTTGTAATATACTGCATTCTCTACAATAGAAATAAATCCACCTTTAAGTTTTGGATAAATTCCTTCACTTATCAGATTTTCAAGTTTGATATCTGTATATCCTTTTACTCCATATGTTCCAAGAATAACTTCTGCTGTAGCACTAAGTGGATTCTTGATAACATAATCATAAAGATCTTTTGCTTTATTAGGAGAGTACTCAAGACCTGCCATCTTTGAAAGAATATCAAGATCTGTTTTATCAAGTTCAGTACTAATAATATGATTAAGGACTTCTGGATTTATCTTTGCAGACTTCATATAATTTTTGAAGAGTTCTCTTCTCTTTGAAATATTAGTTCTGATAGAAGCAGGAATATCCCCTATATTTTCAAGTAGACTTTCTTGCACAGATGTTCTTTCAAATGGAGAAAGATAAATGAGATCTTCTGGGGTATCCAAGAGATTTACTCCTGTATCTTGCTGTGTTCCAAGTAAGATTCTTAAAAGATCATCTTTTGTAACACTTTCCTGAGGTACAACATCTATATCAAGAAAATCCTGCACAAGAGATACAAATTCTTCAAGCGATATCTCTGGTATATTTGTTACTGGAATCTTTGCATTTCTTTGAAGTATTAAGTTGTGCTTCTGTAAAATACCCATATCACGAGGCAAGAGACTGTAAAGTTCTGAGTACTCAGAGCCTGGATATAAAAGAAGCGTTTCTAAGTAATGGTTCATAACTTTTAAAATTTTGTTATGTACTTTGGAAACGCTTTCTCTTTGGGTATAAATAAAAATGTCAGTTTACTTTTTAATAGAAACTTTCAAGTGGATTTTCTACTTCCTCATCATCTACTTCCTCACTTTTGTTATCTACAAGTTCTACAGCATTCCCAAGTGTAGGATCGTTCTCATCTTGAAGTTTAGGATTGCTGCTCATTGGTATAAGTTCAGAGTTATTTTTAAGGTGCAGATTAAGTTCATGAAGAAGTTGCATTCTATCTCTGGTAGCCAGACCTCCTGTTGCTGTCTTCACTTCTTCATATTCTACAGTTTCTGTATCATCATCAAGTGAATCTTTAATTTCGAGGATATAACTTCTGATTTCTTTTGTAATCTCATTTTGATATTTTGTAATATCCATACTGAGTCTGATAAGTTGAGCAAGGGCTTCATATTGCTTACTTGAAAAATTGCCACCACTTACTTCCATATCTTCAGAAATGTTGTATATGGCTCTATTCACTGTATCAAGTTGCATAAAGATATTAGAAAGTCTATCGCTGTCCAGTTCAAGTTTATCTTTTAAGTAATGATCTTCAAGAGGTATCTTCTTTCCACTGAGTAGAAATGTACTGGCTTTATATAAAAAGACTTTTGCCTTTGTAGTAAAAGCAACTTTCTTAGCCTCAAAAGTGCTTCTGTGTTGAAGTTTGATAGCCAGAACATCTACTTCTTCTGGATTTTCAAGTAGATCCTGTCTTGTAATTTCTTCAACTTGCATAAGTTTTTCAAGTTTAGCAGTTGAATCCTCAAGCATTTGACTGTTTAGGTCATCTATTCTTTTAAGTTCTGCTTTTTGTAGTTTAGAGTAATACTTCTCAGCATCAGCCAGTCCTGTAAAACTTTTGCTGTCTGTCACAGTTCCCTCTTCTGTTGTAACTTGAACATGGTAGAGGGTAGTTGCCATTTTCTTATATCTCTGTATATCTTCTTTACTTGAAAATCCTCCAAGAAGATATTTAGTATCTCCAATAGTAACCGAAATAGACCATGCTGTAGAATTATCATTCATTGCAGTTTCCACAGGCTTTCCCCACTCAGGGGCAATAATCGGTATACTTTTTACAGGAGCAGGTATCCTAATCATAAATTTTTATCTGTTTTAAAATCTTCCTGCATTAGGCTGTGCACTTACTATAATGTTTACAATAAGTTTGTCAGCAGGATTATATTCTTCTCTTTTAGTACTGAATTTCTTTTTAGTAGAATAGACATCTCTAATTCTATCAACTCTCATAAGTCTCCACCCACCTCTTCTATCACTTTTTGATACACTTCTTCTTCTCATGGAGAACTTCTTACCTCCTTTGTAATATCTTGTATCTGCTATTACAAAAACTCTAAGATATTCATCATCTTTATGTCTTTCACTTCCAGAGTAACCTCTACCATATGCATATGGCTCTACAAGTCTAAAACCAGCAAGAACTTTCCCAGTATTTGTAGTATCTTCATAATAAATTCCAAGAATTTCTCTATTTCTTATTGCTTTAATAATTGTATTTTTATTTGCCTGGAAATTTTCATTTGTATTTTCTGATAAATCTTTTACATATGGAGTACCCTGGATTTCAGATTCTAATTTTCTAAGTCTTTTTAGTACTTCCATAAGATTTTAAATTTTTAAATGCTATATATATCAAAAACAAAGAAATAATGGACATTGAAATATCGAATATAGAAGTACTGGGAAACATGGTACTTATAGAAAGATCAGAAAATGACACATCAATTGGAGAACTTTCACTTAGTGCTTCATCTTCAACACCAAGAAGTTCTGGCATAGTTCTTCAAACTGGAAAATCCTGCCCCCATTTTATAGAAATTGGAGATCTTGTTATTCTTGATTCTACAAAAATTACAGTTATTACAGTTGATGATAAGGAATATATTTGTGTAGATTTTTCTTCTTTAATAGGAAAAGTGAAAGCAGGAGAGATTTTTCCACTTGGAAAGAGAATACTTGTAAAAAGACAAGAATCAGATACATCTCTTGGAGAACTTATGCTATCTGATTCTTCACTTACTAAAAAATCAACAGGTACTGTACTTTCTATTGGAGATAAAGTAGAAGAACTTAAAACTGGGGATTTTGTCATTTTTGACAAATATGGAGAAACTTCTATATCTTTTGAAGATGAAGAATATGTTGTAATCTCTCCAGAGACTGTAATCGCTAAAATAAACCTTTAATATACTAATTTTTTAAATATATGAGAACATCAGTATCGATACACCTTGATGATGACTTCCAAGAAAGATTTCTTTCTGGAATAAAGAAAACCTGCACAGCAATTGCAAAGACATATGCACCAAATGGAGATAATGTAATTATAGATAGAGGCAACTTTCTTCCACATATTACAAAAGATGGTGTAACAGTTGCAAAATCTATATTCCTTTCAGATCCTGTAGAAAATATGGGTAGTCAGATAGTTAAAGACATCTGTAATAAGACAATGGTAGAAAGTGGAGATGGTACAACTTCTGTTTCTATACTTCTTCAATCTCTTATAGAAGCGTATAGAATCTGTACGCAGGATTTGAGTATCAATAAAAGAGAATTTTTAAATACTCTTTCTGAAGCCACAGATTTCATTATTAAGTATCTTGAAAGCATCAAACTTAATGTAACATCAGAAGAAGAACTTCGATCTATTGCTACTATATCTGCCAATAATGACTCTGTAATAGGTGGACTTATAGGTAGTCTTCTTCATAAAGTAGGTGCACAGGGAGTTATAGATATTAAAGAAAGTACAACTGGGGAATCTTATTTTACAGGAATAACAGGAGTAAAAATTCCATCTGGATTTGCTTCTCTCCATTTTACAGAAATGTCTTCTGGAAGAAAGATAGAATTTGAAAATCCAAAGATTTTTGTAACTAATCATAAAATCAGTACACTTAGAGAAATTAAAAATGTAACTCAGTTTTGTTTACTTGAAAATCTACCACTAGTAATTTTCTGCTCAGACATTGCACCTGCTGTTCTTGTAGACCTTATAAAGAATAAGCAAGAAAATGGACTTCAAGTTTGTGTAATTAAAATTCCTAAGTATGGAGTAGACAAATCAACTATTGCATCAGATATAGCAACTATAACAGGAGCAACTCTTGGAGATAAAGATTTGGATATCAAACTTTCTGACTTTGATAAGGTAGAGAACTTGGGTACAATAGAAAATATTACTATCCAAAGAAATTATACTACTCTTACATATGAAAAACCTACAAAAGAATTTGAAACTCTTATCACTTCTCTTAAAGAAGCCAAAGAATTTGCAGAGACTGAGGTTCTAAAAGAAGCATACTCTCAAAGACTTTCATTCCTTACAGGTGGTGCTTCTATTCTTTACTTACATGCAAACAGTGAGGCTGAAATGACTCAACTTAGAGATAGAATAGATGATGCAATAGAAAGTACAAAAGTAGCAATTACAGGAGGATATCTCTATGGTGCATGTAAAAGTTATGTTCTTTCAGCAGATAAACTTGATGAAATGATGGATACCTGCACTACTCCAAGTGGAAAAATTGCTATAAAAACTCTTCAAGGTGCACTTAGAAAAATGCTTGAAATTCTTATCCGTACAAATGTAGGAGATAGCGAAGATATTTCACATTTTCAAGAGGGATATACATCTGATCTTGAAACAGGTTACAATGTACTTACAGGAGAACTTTGCTCTCTAAGAGAGGCTAAAATCATAGAGCCATTCTCTGTAAATAAAAGTGTAATTAAGAATGCAGTTTCTGGATTTAAAGTTGTAATTACTACTACTTGTGGACTTTCAATAGATGAAGATATAATTTAAAAACCTACTTCTTTATGGCAAATTATATTGAAAAAGAAGAATATCACAATCTAATGATTGATGCCAAGAGACATGGTAAATTTACTCAAAGACTCATCGATCTGATATATTTGCATTGCAATGAAGTGAGTAAACTTTATAGATTCAATTATACGCAGGATAAAGAAGATGCTATTGGACTTGCTGTAGCCGATATTCTCCAATACGGTATTAAGAATTTCAAAGATTGTCCACTTATACAGCTTAAATTTGCAAGAAATTTTATGCCAGGAGATATTATTATTCTATATGTAGATGATAAAGTTTTTGAATATACAGCAGTAGAAAAAGTTCAGAAAGAAAGAGAATTTGAAATTGGAGATACTATTAATAAAAGTCTTGATTTTCTCCTTGAGGTAATGAGAGAGGGACATGAAAGTTACCTTGAACTTTCACTTCATAAAGTGACTATGAAAATGAATATTATGAACATAAGTCATAGAACAGACAGTCCTACACATATGCATATGAAAGTTCTTGGAATAGATGAAAATCTTCTAAAAACTCACTTAGGACTTCAAGAAGTAGATCTTGAATTTGAACCGAGTCCACCATCTTTCAATATGGTAACAAGTATAATCAGAAATGCATATGCCAAGTATTTCAACACTTGCCATCCAGTTCCTACAAGAAATGGAAACAAGATAAACTTTTCTGATATAAATTCAAAAGATGGTGGTATATTTAATATTTAAAAACCTTTCAGTACAATGGTAACAGATACACTTAAAAGACTAAAAGCAGAACTACTTGAAGATTACATGTCTCAGGAAGTTACTAATCCAGAAGAAACCTCGCTTAAAAATTTGAAGATAAGAATGCTTGATGCTGTAACAGATTCGCTTCTTGTATTCGCTTCAAAGAAAGGAGATGAAATTTCTTCAACTACAATGACTGTACAGTTAAAATCTGAACTTGAAATAGCAATTCAGGATAGAGATGAAAATCCGATAGATGAAACAAATGTCTTTGTAGAAATCTTAAATTATTATTTTACAAAATTCCTTGAACTTAGTTCAATTGAGGGAATTAATTAAATCTTTAAAAATATAAAATTTTATGTCAGAAAATACAGAAAATACAGGAAGAGATGCTCTCCTTGATGGAGAAGTACAAGAGCCTACTTCTTCGGTAGAAGTTAAAGAAAATATATCCCCAGAGCCTAAACTTGGATCTCTTGGATTTGGATATACAGTCTTGGACTCTGAGTCCAAACTTCCAAGTAAAGGTCTATTTTGTCCTAAATCTTTCATTTCTTCTATTAGAAGTTTGAATGTAGAAGAAATGAAATACTACTCAGAAATGAATGAATCATCTATCCTTGATATAGATGAAAAAATCAATTTCATTCTAAGTAGAGGTATAAAAGTACAGGTAAATGGAAAAACTGGTAGTTATAAAGATATCTCTGTTATAGACAAAATCTTCTATATTTTTGCTCTTAGAGATATTACAATGAAAGCACAACAGAGAGAAGTTAAACTTACTCAGGCTGTTACAAATCCAAAAACTGGGGCAGTCGTAGAAATTGAAATAAACAATGACTCATTTGATTACCATTCAATAGATGAAGATATCATGGCTTTCTACGATGAAGAAGAAAGAGGATTTGTCTTTCAGGATGAGAGTTTCTCTGCACCTATTAAACTCTATGTTCCTACAATAGGTGTAACAGAATATATCGGAGAATATGTTCGTAGACAGGCTGAAAAGAAAGAGAAAGGAGAAGGATTTATTAATGAAAACTTCATCAAAACTGTCCAATTTATGATTAAAGATTGGAGACTTCTTGATGATAAGGACAAATATATTTCTTCACTTTATGAAAAATATCAATCTTTTACCTATGATGAACATATGCTTATTTCAGAAGTAAAAGAAAAAATCAATCTTGGAATTAAGAATACTATTCTTGTAAACTTTGGAGAGGGGGAAAGTGCCTTACAGGTACGAGTACCGATCAACTTTCGAGGAGGGTACAAAGGACTCTTCAATCTGTCGAATATTTTCGATAAACTTAGGAAATCTCGCTCAATGCATTCAGTATCTGATCCTGCATAAGAGCATACCTCCAGATTCCATCTCCAAGATGAGATACTTTGAATATAAAGATCTTATCGATACTTGGATACAGATGGAGAAACAGAAAGAAAAGAAACAGAAAGAGCAAGAAAAACAGCAATATTCAAAAATGCCAAACTACTCTTCTCTTTCTTCTCCTAAACTTCCAAAAACACCTAAACTTCCAAAGTTGTAATGACTTTGGAAGTCTGTTTATGGAAACATTTCCATTTCCAGTAGGGTATTATTTTTGTAAACATTAAATATTTAAAACATGTCAGAAAATGTAAACTCAATCTTCGACCTTAAAGAAGAAAATTTTGTAGTAGCAGGTGAACATGGCTTCGCTGGCGAATTTCAAAAAGATCCAGATTTTTATCAAGTAGGACTAACTGGGGAACTTGCAAAGAAGAATAAAAAATATTCTTCTATTATCAGATTTTTACCTAATCCAAAAGATCCAGTTGGAGGTAATATTGTAGGAAAATACATTTACTTTCTTCCAGATCCTAAGAATCCAAATGCCAGAATTCAAGTAGATTGTCCAAGTAATGCAGGGAATAACAACAACATTATGAGTGTTGCTAAAATGACTCTGAACAAACTTACAAATCCGATTTATAAAGCAGTTGGTAGACATTTTACAAGAAGATTTTATTACTGGGCACTGGTACAGGTAATCAAAGATGAACATCAACCAGAACTTGAGGGTAAGATTCTCATCATGAGATTCTCCAAACAAATCAAGGAGAAAATTGATCATCAACTTGAAGAGAATCTTACAATTGGTAAGAAATCCTGTATAGTACAAGATGTTTTTAAGGGTAAGAATTTTGCACTTATTATGCAAGAGAAACCAACTGAAACAGGAAATATTACTTCTTATGAAAGTTCATACTTCCTTGATGATAGAAGTGGTATTTCTATTAATGGAGAGGTTCTTGAAGACCCTACACCAGAGAACAAGAAGAAAATTCTTCAATACCTGAGTACTGCTCCAGATTTACAAAAAGTAAAATATCAACCCTGGACACCTCAACAAGAGGAACAATATGTAGAGATTGTAAAATCTCTTATAGATGATCCAAAACTCTTTAATTCAATTTATCAACAAGCATATGGAAAGCCTTACTTCTCAAATTCTACTGGGGTAGCCACAACTACTACAGAAGATTACAATTTGGAAAGTGATACTGAAAGTATAGAAGTTGAAGAAATGTCATTTGATACTGTGGCAGAGAGTTCTACTCAAGTATCTCATACAGAAACAAGTACTTCTGATAGTGATTTCTCAGATATTAGTCTTGATGATCTTGAAGATCTTTAAATCTTTAATGTTTATATGAAGTACAACAATCGAGAGACCTTGCATTTTTGTAAGGTCTCTCAAATTTTTAAAACCTTGAAACGATGGGTATCAGAGAGGTATAATATTTATAGATAAAATTTTAATAAAAACTTTATGAAAGAAATGCACAAGGATTTTGAAAAGATACTTTCAAAATCAGATATAATGAGAGATCATTGCATGAAAGTAGTAGAAAATCTCTCCACTCTTGATGAAGATAAACTATTTGATGACATTGAGGGACTTATCCTACATCTGTGTTCAAGATTTATGATACTTTTTCCCACATACAAAGATCTCCCTATTGAAGATATTGTAATAACAATGTCTCAGGTTCTTGAAGAAGATATTGACAGTTCTATCCCAGATTCTGATCTTATCAAAAGTTCTACATTTGCTACGATAATCTACTTTACTTACCTAAATGGATTTAATCTATTTGTAGAAACAATTAATGTACTTGAACAAGGATTAAACACACAGAGCAATGTATAAAGATTTTGAAACTATAAGAAAGAGAATGTCTCATATAGAAGACAAAATGATGTTTATGTTTTCTACTTTTGAAAAGATGGAAGATGAGAAAGAAATATTTAGAACTGTAGAAGAACTTGCTGTACTCATGTCTGCAATTTATGTAGATAATAAAATTGACAATATAGACATGATTGACAATGTCTGTCCAGATGAACTTGCTATCTCTTTTTCTCATATAATAAATTATCTCTACCCTGGAGAAGATGATAGAACATATGAATTTAAAACTCTTCTTTTTGCAAAAGTTCTGTACTACATTTATAAAAATGGTATCTCTTACTTTATGGATGCTATAAAACTTTCTTATAGACAGAAACTTATTGTAGAATTAAACATGAATTAAAAGTATGATCAATATAGACCAACAAGGAGATACTCTTGTAGTGTCCACATATGATACTTCTGGAAAGATTCTCCTTAAAAAGATACAGATTCCTCAAAGAGAAAATTTTGAATGGGCTATCTGTGATAATGATGATCCATTTGTATCAAGAGAAAAGAAATCACATACTGGACTTCCTGTAAGAAAGACCGGAGGTAAGGGCAGACTTTCTCTTACAAGGATAATAGAACTTATGTCTAAACTTCCAAAGTCAACTACAGATGCTATCTACAATTCAAATGTTCCAGCAATGTATTCTCTGGATATAGAAGTATCTGCAAATGCAGATGGTACATTTCCATCTGCTGAACTGGCTCTAACTTCTATTACTACGGTGGCTATTTTCTCTCCCACAAATACATCATATGTAATGGGTACAAAAGTACTTTCTCCTGCCCAACTTGAAAGTATAGAAAAAAGAATAAAAGATCATTTTCGAGATATACCAGAACATTTACTTCCAGATATAAAATTTAAATACCTGCATTATCCAAATGAGGTATCTATGCTTAAAGCACTTGTTGAACTTTGTAAACAGATGCCCTGTATTACTGGGTGGAACTTTATTAAGTTTGACTGGCAATATATTATTAATCGAATGAAAAGACTTAACATAGATTACAAACCTATAAGTCCTACCAAAAGATTTACATCTGTATCAATTTCTGATAAGTATAATAAAGAAATTGTACATACAGCAGAACTTCCCCTGCATAGATTCATTTTTGACTATATGGAAATCTATTCGCTTTATGACAGAAGTGTAAAATTTAAAACATCACTAAATTTGGGAGATGTAGGAACTCAAGTTCTGGGAGTAAAGAAACTGGACTTTCAGGGTTCACTTGATGATCTCTTTTCAAATGACTTTGAAAGTTATGTTGTTTATAATGCCATAGATACTATTCTTGTAATGCTCATTCATAGAAAACTTAACACTCTACAACTCCTGCTCAATCTTTCAAAGATTACTTGGACAGAACTTGCAAGTTGCGTTTATATGACTAGAATGGTGCAGAATGACATGATAAGACTATTTCTTGAGGAGAATAAAGTAGTTATACTTTCTAAGAATGACAATGTTTATGACAAATATGAGGGAGCATTTGTACTTGAACCAGAAGTTGGAAAACATAAAAATATTCTTATTGCCGATTATGAATCCCAGTATCCATCTATTATGCTTTCTTTCAATATGGGAGTGGATACAATGGTAGGTAGACTGATGGAAGACAGAGAAACTATTCTCACAATGGATGGAGATTATATCAAATATGACATTTCAAAACATATTCGCACAGAGAATGATATGATTTATACATCAGAAAGAGATGGAATTAATAGAAAACTTGTTTCTGAAAGATTTGAACAGCGTAGAAAAGCCAAGTACATGGTAATCGATCTTGAACAAGATATTCACTATTTAAAATCACTTCTTAAAGGATAAAAATTTATAAAAACTTTAAAGAAATGGAAATGGAAATCCAAATAAATGAAAAATTCTTACTTGCAGAAAAAGGAATAGACTCAGGGTATAATCTTCTTATTCTTGGAGTAGCAGGAACTGGGAAGAGTACCTTTCTCTATTATATGGATAAGAAATTTGAAAGCCAGGGAAAGAAAGTTGTCTATCTTGCACCTACTGGAATAGCCAGTATAAATATGGCACAGCGTACAGGCAGTGCACAAACTTTGCATTCTTACTTTAAAATTCCAATTGGTGGAGAACTTTCTGCAAATTCTGTAAAAGTTCTTAAAGAAGAAGAAGCAAAACTTTATAAAGAAGTTGATATTATAGTAGTAGATGAAATCAGTATGTGTAGAAGTGATGTACTGAACTACATTGATCTCTTTCTTAAATATAACACAGAGAACTTTGAACCTTTTGGAGGTAAACAGATGGTCTTTCTTGGGGATGTTCTTCAACTTGCCCCAGTTGTAGCAACTATAGAAGAAAAACTCTACCTTAAGCATACTTTTGGAGGAGATTGGTTTTGGAATACTCCTGGATTTAAAGCAGGTAAATTTAAACTTGTTCAATTTACAAAGAAGTATAGACAAGCAGAAGATAGCAAATTTGCTCAGTGGCTAGATAAAATAAGAACAGGAGAAATCACTTCAGATGAACTTTCTGAACTTAATCAGATAATTGTATCTCCTCCAAATCCTCAGGCTATTACTCTTTGTACCACTAATGCTACAGCAGATAGAATAAACACAGTTGCACTTGAAAATATAGATTCTCCACTCTTTGAATATCTTGGAAAGATTAACAATATAACAGGAGATAAAATCGAATGGAGTGCTTTCCCAGTTGACTATAAATTTAGGTACAAACTTGGTTGTAAAGTTATGATAAGAAAGAATGGAGAGGGTTACTCAAATGGATCAATTGGGACTATTCAAAAAATAAAAGATGGGACTATCTATGTAGACCTTGATGATGGAACTGGTGTGGTTCCTATTTCTACTGTCGATTTTGAACTTAGATCATACACATATACTGGAGGAAAGATTGTGTCTATCATTACTGCTATTATGACCCAATATCCTCTTTCACTTGCATATGGAATTTCTATTCATAAAAGTCAAGGACTTACTTTCAGTGAACTTAATATACAAACAGGAACTGGATTTTTTGCAGATGGACAGGTTTATGTTGCTCTTTCAAGATGTACATCTGCTGAGGGTATCCACCTGGATGTTCCACTTTCTAAAGACAGTATACTTGTAAATAAGTCAGCACTTGCACTTGTAAAAAAGAAATAAACAAAAATTAAAAACTTTCTCCCATGAAATTTTACGATGATATTAATGAAAAACTTGGATTTTCAAGAAGATATAAAGAACATACTCTGCAGGAAGTCTTTGAGAAAGAACCAGATTTCATTTCATTCTGTTTAAAATCAGTTAAAAAATTTAGACTTTCAAAAGACCTTAAGTATGCACATAAAAGTTACCTTTTAAAAATGAAAGAAAAGGTATCTCCTTTGGTTTTTGATACAGAAGAGGGACTTGTACCTGCTCTTAGATTCCTGTGTGAAAGACATGGTATCTCCTTGTCTTCTATGGATATTACAAAGACTCATGTTATACTTAAAGCAGAAAATGGAGATATAAAAATAAAGAGAAAATCCAGTTATTGGATAGCAGAACTTGAAGATAAAATAGTTAAAGAAGATGAGAAAAATAGAAAGAAGACTAATCAGAACCAGGACTGATATTATAGATGGGACTATCATTGGAGAAGTAGGAGAATCTCTTATTATAGTAGGAACAAAACAGAAAATGGAAGTTGTAAAGACTCCAAAGAAGACAGTAAAAATGATAGAGGAAGCAAAACTTGATGAAAAACTCTTTCCTCTCTACAATCATGAAATTCTTTCAAAGTATTTAAATATTGCAATCAGATATAAGATAGAATGCAAATATAACATAGATATGGATACTCTTGTAGAAGTTGTAGAAAGTACAGGTACAGATAAAGAATTTAAAACTGCTTTTCTGGACAATCCAATTGAAGAATATACACTTCAAGTAGTAGATTCTCTTTATATTTTTATAAGTGATGGATTCTTTCTTAAATTTAAACTTAAAAGTATATGAAAGCAGGTAGATATATGTTCCTCATAATGGAAAATATAGTACACTGGGTGGTAGGAGAAATTGATGAAAAAGGAGAATATTTTATAGGAGGTGTAAATTTTTGTCCATGTGAAATTTACAGTGTAAAAGAAATACCTTACGCAATAAAAACTTATCTGCCTACCCTTTCTGATATAAAAGATATTCTTTTGAAGTACAGTACAATGGAAAATCCTATACTTGAAAAATCAGATGTTATAAAGATTCTTGAAAACTCTATCATACTTACAGATACAAAAAATGGCATTGTAAATCTAAGAGATATCCTTTTTGATTCTCTTTATAAAGAACTTGTAAACTAATGGAAGATAAAATAAAGAAAATAATAAGTTACCCAGTTATAGAAGTTTGCTTTGGTATGGATTTTATCTCAGAAGCAAACACAATAGAAGAGTACTCGGAAGAACTTTACAAAGAACTTGGAGATGATATTTTTACTCTTCTTGAAAATAAAGATTTGGGATATGAAGATATTCTTGAAGCAGTTCATAAAAGAAGAGTAAAAATAGAACCATAAATTCCTTTCATTCTTTATAGTTTTTATTATTTTTATCCAGGGAGGTCAAACACTTGCAACATTTGACCTCCTTTCTGTATAAAATTAAAAAATAAAATGGCAAAACTTCGGTACTTACTTAATATTAAAAATCAATATGGACATACTACAAAAGAGTATGTGGTAAACTCTTCTACCCACTTTTCTAATTTACATACTAAAATAATTGGTAATGGATCTTCTGTTACAGGAATTTACCTTGATATAGAAGAAAAAGAAATTACTCTTTATCTTCCAAATAAAAGTATTACATTTTCAAAAGGTATATTTCTTGTAGATTGGATAAATTTAGATTTTAAAGAAATAGACACCTTACCTAAGAAGATTACTCTTGTAAATATAAAAACAGGAGGCTTTGAGGTTTATACTTATGAAAATCACAAAAATAAAATTGCATTTTATACTTCTGAAAATAGAAAAACCAGGTTACATATAAAAATATTTTAAACTTATGGTAGGAAAATATGGATCTATGAAGAAAGTCTATGTAAAACATGATTTACAGGTTTTCAGAAAACTTAAAATTAAAGATAAAGAGGGAAAGATTAAGTATCAAACTGTAAGATTTGAAAGTAAAAGACACAGACAGGGATACTATGACATTATAAGAACAAGTGGTGGTATTATACTTTCTGATGATATTCAACTTGACAAGAATACAAAAAATGTATCTTATAAAATAGAAAGTAAAGACTTTGATAAGAAAGAAAATGAAATCACAATCACTTACTATGATCTTCTTAAAAAAACTGGATTTGTTCTTGAATCTATTCCAAAGGAGATAATCATTGAAAGTCCAACAGGGAGAAAAGTAAAATATTTGTACGCACATGAAGATGATATAAGTGTAAGAATGGAGTATAATGATTCTACTTACATTTACAGAAGTGAAGAAAGAGAAATTAATGTAGTTCTTAAAATAATAAGAGGTTGGTAATGAGCAAAAAACTTAAATTTCCAATAGAAAGAATGAACCCACTTAGGTTTGTCTGTCATAGACTTTCTCAGTATTACAATGGCTACTGCTTTCTTGTAGGTTCACAAATGAATCCAAGTAAAGAAAATCCAAGAGACATAGATATCATATGTGTTATCCCAGATGCAGAATTTGAAAGAAGATATGGTAGACTCGAGGATTGGGACTTTGAAACTTCGGGCTATGGTGGAATACTTTCTGAAAGATGGACACTTGACATGTCAAAGAGAAGTAGAAGTTTTAATTTTCTCGAGGATACTTTTGTAGATTTTAAAGTCCACCCACTTAGTTTGTTCTTTCATCTTGCTTCAAAGTATGACAAAACAGCACCTTGCTATCAAATAGATAACAGACCAAAAGTAAACTGGGAAACTCTGGATATTAAATTTTTATTTACATATCCAGAAATCAAAGATTTTTAGAATTTTTTCATGTTTTATAATTTATTAAATTGAAGAGAGGAGATCCTATTTTTGATCTCCTCTCTTTTTTATATCAAGTCTTTTTAAAGTAGAAAGACTGAGCGTAAGATGTTCCATGTTCTTCTTACCTTGAAGAATTGCTCTACCTCCAAGTTCTCCAAGAATTCTATACCACTTACCTCTCCAAAAGACCTCTCCACCTGTTATATCTGTGGGAGATATGAAAATTTTAAGTTCTATTTTATCTTTATGTTCTACAATCTCTGAAAGTTCCATTTCCATACCCATCTTCTTTATAGTAGATGAAATAGATGCTTTAACTACCGAAGATATAGAAGAGATTACAGTAGGTGTAAGAAATGAAGAAGTTGGAGGCATTATAGTAGAGAGATGATGTTTCTTTAATGTAAAGTATTTGTATCCACTTGCAGTAATTGAATATTTTAAATTTTTATGCTTTCTAATGTAACCTTTTGAGATTAGACTTTGTACAACTGTACCAATTCTATTTCTTTCAAGAACATAGTCTCTGAGTGATGTTGTATCAATTTCTAAAGGAACACCAATAAGTTGAATATCACTTACAAGTTCAAGAGTACTGCTACCAAGAAGAATCCTTAAAAGTTCAAGTCTTTCTATTTCAAGTTTAGAAACCGGAGCATAAAGGCTAAGTGTATATTTGTCAAGTGTTTCCCTGTATATTCTCCCAACTTCTTTATAGAGTTTGGATATTAAAATAGGTTCTCCTGCTTTAAGTGTAGAAGAGACTACTCCTGTACCTACGCTACCTACGAGTACTACACATGTACTTTTCCATTTTATTTTTATCTGTTTTTGGGCAATTTCAAAGATTTCATCTGAAAGGAAAACACCTATGTCTGAGGTACTCTGCTCGAGCACCCTACTTATTATATCTTTGTATTTCTTTTTAGAAAGTATAATTGTATTCTCATTTAGAGTTCTTCTCATATTTGATGATTTTTTTCATATTTCCTCTTTTCTTAAAGTATTGATATTTACAGAGAAGTTTATCACATACTGATAAGAAAGAGACCTCCATCATATATTCATTTTCATAAGAAAGAATTTTATATGGTGGAGAAATTTTTTGTTCTTTTTCTGCAAGTTGTTGAAGTTCTTCACAAGTCATCTCTTTAAAGGTTTTGTTATCTACTTACCTACAAGATGAAATGATATAGTTTTTCCAAGTTTTAAAAAGATTTCAAGAAGTTCTTCTTTGTACATATTCATAGGAATTTTTTGATCTATATTTTCATTTACGATAGTTACCATACTCTTTTTAAGTAGTTTACTACCCGAAAGAATAAATGACCAGGTACTTACATTTTCTCTGTAACTTATAGGAACATATCTGCTTATATTTAGATTTTCTCCATGAACACTTACTTTTACTTTCTTATAAACAGAAAGAAGAGATGAAATATAAGATTCAAGTTCATCTGTAAGTGATTCTCTGAGCCATGTTATTCCTTTTGAAAGTTCTCTATCATCTACTTCTGTACTTTGATGACTTATTAGCTTTGCATAACTCAGTCTATTTTTTAAGATAACTTCTGAAATTTTACCTATTATTACATATCTCTCCATAGAAGTTATACATTCTGCAATATTTTCCATCATCTCTGGATAAGATATTACATTTGGAAGTACTCCTTTTGCAAGTTCTATATAGAAATTTCCAAGTGATTTTGATTTTAAGTAACATCTTGTACTATTTGTAAGGTAAAAGTCAATTTCAAAATCACTTACCTGGGCATCCGAAAGTATCTTCTTTGTAATTTCTATGATAGTAGCACCTTTAACCCTTACAGTAGAATCAGAGAGTGCAGAAAGTATCTCTTTGCTTTCAGAGAAGTACTCATCTGAAGTTATATTTTCTACAGGAGAACACTCAAGTTCTACACCTCTCTTGTACTCCTTATCCCCAATTACAATCTTTGGTATATTTCGGGGTACAACTTGTCCATAAAGAGACCATTTCCATTTATCATTTGGATGTCCATGTAAGTGTAGCATTCCAACAGGGTCAAGAATCCTTGCCTTTTCCATTTTTCCATTTGGTCTAAGTGCACGACCTACCATTTGTAAATATAAGGCAAGAGATTGGGTAGGTCTACAAAGAAGTACACATTCACATTCTGGAAGATCTACGCCCTCTGTAAGAATTTCTACACAGATAAGAATTTGTAAAGTTTTTGAAAATTCTGAGAGAATCCTCTGCCTTTCATCTTCTTTAACTTCTATGGAGAGAACTTCGGCTGTATATCCATTTTTTAAGAATGCTTCTTTTAAATTCTTTGCATGTTTTATACTTATGGCAAATACAATAGTATTTTTATCTCCTCCATATTTCTTAAAAGAACCAATAATTTTCTCTGTATTACTTTCTGTATCAATTTTATCTTCAAGTCCTGTAAGTAAAAATTCTCCATTTTTATTTTTCTTTACAGTAGAGTAATCGACAGGTGGAGAAGACAGGTAATCTACATCAAGAAGATAACCCTGCTTTATAAGTTCTTCTCTTGAAATGCTACTTTCGAGTAGGAATGTATAAATATCTGAAAGAGATGTCCCATCCAGTCTATTCGGTGTAGCAGTTACTCCAAGAAGTGAACAACTTTCTGTGAGTAAGATAGAAAGAATTTTCTTGTAAGAATTTGATACTGATCTGTGACATTCATCTATAACAACAAGAGTAGGAGAAAAATGGGCAAGTTTTTCAAGTCTTTTGCCTACAGAAGCACTCTGCATAGTAGAAAGTAGTACTTTATCATTTTCTTCTATTTCTTCATTTTTCATAAGAATTTTACAGTCTACACCAATACCTAAGAGTCTATCTTTCATTTGTGAAAGAAGTCTTTCTCTATGTGCAAGAACCAAAGTTTTTCCACCTTTCTTAAGATGGTCTTTTATAACATGGGTAAGAACAATAGTCTTTCCACCTCCTGTATCAAGTCTATATACAAGTTTCTCTCCAGATTCAAGGAGAGAAATTATATTACTGAGGTCTATTTCTTGGTAAGGTCTAAGTATCATGGATAATATTCAAATAAATTATCTAGCGAAAGTTTTTCTATTTTAGAAAGTTCCATTTGTAAGAGAATAATTTGCTCACTTAGTTGAGTCATTCTTGTCTGCTTCCTTGTTTGAAATGCTTCAAGAATTTCTAAGTTCTCATCTTCTATTCTCTTTAAGTGAGCAGGATCTCCACCATCATGATTTCTTATAGCACTAAGTGTTCTCTTGTTATTTTTATAAATTTCTGCAAGTTCTCTAAGATTTACAGAGTAATAGTCTTTATTTTTCATTTTCTTTAAGTACATCTAAAAAGTTCATAAAATTTAAGAAAGAATCCAGATATTCATTTTCTCCTGTAAGTTTAATCTTTGCACATCTTACTTCTTCATTCTCTATGGAATCTATAAAAAGGTCAAAATTCTTATCCATCATATCAATAAAACTTTCAGATGAACCTCTTTCTGTGTATCTTCTGAGATATTCATCTTTTAAACTTCTGTCTGGATAAACCAGGTAAAAATTAAGTCCAAGTTCAGAAAGAATCCTTCTGGTTTCCTTGTGGGAAGATACAAAAAGTACATCTACTTTTCCTACTTGATTTTTAATTTCACTTTTATAATCTTCCCATCTATTTTCTCCTTTAAAGTTGCTACTTTCAAGATCAAGAACTTTAACCTCATTATCTGATCTCTTTCCAAGATGTGATTTTCCAACTCCTGGAAATCCACTTATTATTTTTGTCATCATAACTAATTTCTATTTTTAAATTTAACCAAAGTTTTTCTATCTTGTTTCCAAATTCAAGCAAATGAAGTTCTTTTATATCTTCTCTCTTTATAATCTTCTTATCTTCAATAGAGTAGATGAGATATCTGTCCATAGAAGACACAAAAAGATAAGATGATTTCTTTTTGTCTTCTTTCTTCTTTATAATAATCTTTTCTATTTTAGGTAAAATGTTTTGAAGAAGTGTATGTGACACTATTTTATGTCTTTCTACAAATGTAAGTTCAAGTGTATTTTTAAGATTTCTTTCTGTAATGGAAATTTTTCTAAGTGGAAGATATTTTCCATGTCCTATTTTTGCCAGATATCCAATCTCTGAAAGATGTTTCATATAAGTATAAATGTTCCCTCTTGTAAATTCTTTCTTAGTGTCTTTTTCTATAACAGTGTTTACAATCTCTTCTGGACTAAATACTTTATCATCTTCCCGAATAGAACTCCCTATAAGTCTAAGAAGTCTGCTTATATCATACACACTTTTTCTTATCTTTCTCATAGAAATATTATCACAAGAAGAATGTTTATGTTTTACATATGAAACATTCTATATTTTACCCTGTATATTATTTTTATGGACTTTGAAATTAAACAGAAACTCAATCATTCTACTCTAAAGGAGGGAAACTCTTACACAAGAGAAGAAATTGAAAGGGAAATAGAAAGACTTGAAAGACTCCAAGTTGATACAAATAATGAGAATATGGCTCTAAAAATTTATGTCAATTCAGTATATGGAGCAATCGGATTCTTTAAGTTCTTTAATTACAATAGAGATGTAGCAAGTTCTGTAACTTCTATAAGCCGTGCACTTATAAAGTATACAATTGATGACATATTCAATCACTACTTTAAAGAACTATGGCACAGGGATACAGAACTACACGAAAAATTAAAAGAAGCAGGTTACAACTTTAAAGAAGATCCAAAACCTGTAACATATAATGCAGTTAAATATGCAGATACAGACTCTGTAATGTTTACAGTAGATCCAATTCTTGACTCTCTTGATGTAGATAAAAGAGTAGATGATGTAATTATTAAAGTTACACTTCTCTGTTGGCAAAGTAGATTTAAGAAGTATGTAGAAGATAAACTTGATGACTTTGTAGCATCTTATGGAGGAATAAAGACTAAGCAAGATGGTTCTAAATCTTTTAAACTTTCACTTGAACAGATTAATAAAGCCTGTTTTTGGACTGGAAAGAAACACTACATTAAAGATCCAATATGGGATGATGGAGTAATTAAACAGTCTATGTCCGATATTCAGATTAAAGGAATAGAAGCCAACAAGCAGTCATTCCCAGAATTTGTACGGAATAAAATTAAAGAGATGATCTCTTATGTCATGAGCACAGATGAAATAAGAGTACAAGAGATTCATTCAATGCTAAAAAGAATAAAAACTGAATTCTCTGTAATCTCTATTGATCAGATTTCTGAGGCTGTCAGAGTTAATGGATATAACAAATATGTCATCAATGATACTACTGCTATTGAATATATGGATAGAACACCAATGCATATAAAAGCCAGTATTAATTACAACTACAGACTTCATAATTCAAATCATAAATTTCAATATACGAATATCAAGAATGGTACCAAGATTCAATACTATCTTTGTAAAGATCAAGTTGGAGTATTTGGATTCCCTGTTGGAACGATTCCACAAGAAATACTTCCTCCAGTGGATACAGATGCCCAATTTAAGAAGATGATACTTAATCCTGTAAACAATATTCTATCTGTACTGGGTATTCCAGAGATAAAACCTGGACTTATTATTTTAAATCCTTTATTTTAAAAACACATAAAAATGACAAGAACACAAGCAATACTTCAGTACTTTGACAAAGTTGGAGATAAAAATATAGATGATGTAAGAGTTGGAACACTCCTGTATTATAATCATACTCTTGCAAAAGTGACATCTATTGGACATCTTTCTACAACTGAAATGTCTGTCACTGTAAGAAAATTTACAGGTACACTTGGAACATGTGTACTTTCGAGAGATATAATTCAAAAAATTAGAATCTTGGGAGATGATACCCAGAGTGGGAAAAATCTCTCAGAAATGGATATTCAAGAAATAATAAAACTTATTAAAAATCTTTAAAAAATGAAAAATAAAATTAAAGTTAGAAAATTCCCTGCTGTAATGCTTGGAAGAAAATCAGAAAATGAAGATTATAAAGAAGTTGTAGTTGTAGGTAAAGGAGAAGAAGATGGAACATATGTAGGTATCTTTGATGTAGAAGATGTACATAACATAGATATGAACTCAGATATTAAACTTGTAACACTGTCTGATATAAAATATACAGATCCATCACATTATACAATTACAGGCTACAGAAATGACAATACTCATATAAAAGGCGAGTATGAACAGGATGGTGTAACTTCAAAAGTAGAACTTAAAGTAGTTGAAGATTCTGTTTATTTCATTCTTGGACTTGAGGGTCTTTCAAAAGATGAAATTTATGACTCTGATGGAAAGGTAAAAAATAGATGTGTAACTACCTACTCTAAAGAACATGATGCATTACTTACTAAATTTTCTATAAGAAAGAGTACAGCATATATGCTTTATAAACTTCTTGGACATGCTCTTGGAGAAAATATCATAAATAAAAAATAAAAATCCTTATGGAAAATACTTCGTATATAAGACTTGATACTGTACATTTCTTCTTCGACTGGAAAGGTTCTATGGTTAAATCTGCAACAGTTTGTACAGAACTTAAACCAAAAATTAAACATATCATTGATTTAAATTTGGAACTTGACAGTATTACATATGACAATCTTAGAAATTCTGAACATCCAGGTACATTACTTGACCAGGGTAGAATTTTTGCAGTTGTACTGGCTACTGAAATCAGAGATGGAAAACCTTTAAGTACAAAAGTAATGCAGAAACCAGGAGATCCTGCTTGGACTTGTTCCCCAGATGGTATAAAAGATGAAATCTTTGAAATTCTTGTACCAAAGATAAAAGATACTCTTATAGCAAGATATTATAATTAAAAGAAAAACACGGCTATTTTATTTTTAATTCATGTGGGAAGATAAGTAAAATATTTGAAAGTCTTCCCACATTTTATTTTTTATAAGAAAATGAAAGCATATGGTGTAAAAGGACTTCCAAATAAAGAATATTGGGAAGTTATAGAAAAAGGTAAAACAATCTACCTCACTCCACAAGATTACTACTCAGCATCTTTTACAGAACTTAAAAATTTAGGTCTTGAGTTTAATCCCAAAGAATACAAATTTTTATCTCCAAAAAAATTTAAGAAAGAAATAGAAGAAATTCTTAATTTTTATACAAAGCAAACTGAGAAGATATCTGGCTCTTTTCTTAAAGTAAAAAGAGAACTTGAAAATAAAATTGGACACTTGGATATGCAAATTATTAAAGATGGAGAAAATATAATTTGTGTAGATCCTCATATGCTAGTAGGGAACACAGAAGATATAGAAAAACTTTCAAAAGATATGATTACCTGCTCACTTAAAGAAATAAAAGGAGGTGTCCGTATCATTTATGAACTTAGAGATAAAACTACACTTTTTTAAAAAATAAAAATGGAATATTCAAAAATATACCTTGAATCCTGCATGGATACAATGAAGAGGATAGGAGATAAAGAAATCGACCTTATTGTTACATCTCCACCTTACAATTTACTTGGAAAAGTTACAAAAGGTAAAGTTGTAAAGAGATCAGAGGGTTCAGCTTCTGGAATTGTCAAGAAATATGCTGATTTTGAAGATTTTATGAAGCCAGAAGATTATTTTAAGTTTCATTCTATTGCTATAAGAGAAATGCTTAGAATAAGTAAGCAGGTTGCTTATAATATAATGATTACAACAGGGAATAAAAGCAGTTTATTTAAGATAATTGGAGAGTTTGCAGATGACATAAAAGATATAATTGTGTGGAGCAAACCTAATCCACAACCTGCTATTGGAGTAGGAGTTATAAACAGAGGATCAGAACTTATTATTATGTTTGATTCGGTTTCTCCTGTAGGTAGAAAATTCTCAAATTTTAATTTTGAAAGAGGCACAGTTAATGATGTTTGGACAGATATCAAAAATAATAAGCAATATACAGGGACACACTCTGCAGGTATGCCTATCGATCTTGCTGTAAAACTAATTGATAGATTTTCAAAACCTGGAGAACTTGTCTATGATCCATTTATGGGAACTGGGACAACTGCAATTGCTTCCATTCTTACTGGAAGAAATTGGATAGGCTCTGAAATATCTGAATCCTATCACTCACTTTCACTTGAAAGAATAGAAAACTTTAAAAAAGAAAATGGAATTTAACTACGATATAGAAGATTTCTCTACTGGAGACAACTTGAAACTATATGAATATCTTGAAAGAAATCTAAGTGAAAGACTTAAAGAAATCTTTCCACAGGATAAAGATAAGCAAGATATTCAAAAGAGAGGAAAGAATATGAATTTTGCTTGTCCATATTGCAAAGATTCCAAAAGAGATTCTAAGAAGAAGAGAGGTTGGCTATATTTTAAATCTTTTATCTTCTTCAAATGCTTTAATTGTAACACAGTAAAGAATCTTTATTCTTTTATAAAAGATTTCTCACTTGAAAGAGATATAAATCTTTCTTTCCTTAAAAAGGTAGATTCATCTCTTATTACTTCTACAACATATTCTTCTTCTTCAGGTGCTCCACTTTATGATATAGAGAAATACTTACCTACTCTTTCAGAATTTTTCAAACTTACTTCTGGAATTTACCCAGTTGATCATGATATAGAAGTTCTTAAGTATTTAAAATCCAGATATATTTTATCCCTCCCTCTTGAAAATTTTGCAACTGATAGATTTCATAATCTTTATGTTCTAAATTTACAAAGATCAGAGAAGAGAGTACTCTCTTTCCAAGTAAGATACAGGGAACCTTACAATGGAATAAGATGGAGAAGTTTTTCCTTTGGAATGTTAAATGAGAAATTCTACCTGAAAGATATTCCAGATGATATTCTTGAAAGACTTAACTATGCAAGTAAATTTTATAATATTTTAAATATAGATCCTTATCAGGATGTCTTCATTACAGAAAGTGCAATTTGTAGTACTCATTTTCCAAATGGAATGGCTTCACAAGGTACAGGAAATATAATTAAACTTCCTACTGGACTCTATATTCCAGATAATACTACACTTGACAGTGCTGGAAGTAAACTCTCTTTACAACTTATGAATGAAAATCTAAGAGTTTTCCTTTGGAGAAAATTCCTAAGTGATTATCCAGAACTTAGTGGTTGTAAAGATATAAATGAGATAGTAATAAAACAAAGAGGTAAGTGGGACTTTAGAAAACTTCTTCCATATTTCTCTCAGGATTCATTTGACTACTTCTATTTATAAAACTTAAACATTTGATATATTTAAAACCTTGAAACGATGGGTATCAGAGAGGTATAAAATTTAAAAATAAAATAGTTAAATTATGACAATCACATCAGTTAAAACAGCACAGGATATAGTAATACAAAGTTATTCTATCCGTATTCTTTCTGAAATCCTTAAACAAAGTTCTATCTCATCTGCCTACGCAAGAAAGTATAGAGGTAAAAGAGAAAAAGGTGTAAGATTCTTATATTCAAACAGTTACAAAACCTGGGAAGCAGGTAGAAGAGAACTTAAAACTATAATAAGAGAACTTCAGAGAGGACTTTCTCTTTTACAGGGAAACACTTTTGTAAATACAAGATCCAAAGATATCTGCGTACTTACAAGAAAGTACAAGGAAATAACAGGCATCAAATCTGAAAATTTTAGAAAAGAGAGTATTGAAGAAATTTCTTCTGTCTTCTTACTCTTCTATATAAAATATAAAATAGAAAAAAATAATATGGAAGATTTCTTGCATTTTTGTACACCTGTACTTTCAAGAGTAAATGAATTCTTTGGTGCAGAACTTACAGAATCTTTTAAAAAACATAAAAGTTATGAAAGCGTTATATTTTAGAAGAGTTTATCTTTTACTACTTCTTCTTACTTTATTTTTCCTTTCATCATGCAAGACAAAACTACCACACCAGGAAGTTAGAAAAGAGGTAATAAAAGAAATAAGAAATACTAAAAAGGTAGATGCCAGACATCAAAGTCCTGTAATATAGATAGATATAAGTTTTAAAAAATAATCATTTTTTTATGAAAAGTAAATCTACCTACACAATTACAGAAAATGGTAATCTTCTTTACAAAGATAAAAATCCAGATGTTATCCTTGAAAATCCTACCCATCTTATAGAACTTGAAAATGATGTAGTTATTCTTTCTGCTCCTATCATTTGTAAATCAGAAATTGAACTTAAATGTAAAGCAAAGAAAACAGCAGTTACAGGTGGAGGTGTTGTACAGGATACATTTTATACAGAAGATGGTAAATCCTATAAAGTAAGAACACTCATCGAACTTAAACATAAAGATAGAAAATTTTTCAAATAAAAACCTTTTATCTTTATGCATTACAGAATAGAGAAGAGATATAACTCTCAAAAATGGGAACTTGATAGAATAGAACCTACTTTGGAACTTGCAAAGAGATGGCTAAGTCTTAAAAAACTAATGTTTGTAAAGATTTATGATACAGACAACATAGTGCTTCAAGTTAAACATGTTAGAGTTTTTAAACTCTCAGAAACTGACTTAAGTTTTAAGATAGAACTTAAAAATAGAAAGATTGAATATAGGATAGTTAAAGTAAAAGATTAAAATGTTCATTTGGAAATATGCAAGTTTATCCTATTTGGAATTACATCTTTTTATATAAGGATTTATAATAAGAGAAATAGAAGATAAAATATTCTCTTTTTATTATCATACAAAATTAAAAATGATATATCTAACAGAAAGACATATTATAAAGAACAATAAAGAACTTGATGAAATATGCTTCAGGTCTAAAAATCTTTATAATAGGGCTTTATATCTGATTAGACAACATTATTTTGAGACCAAAAATTATTTAAATTATTATGATATTAATAGAATATTGGTAGATTCTAAGGACACAGATTATTATTCATTACCCACCAGGGTATCTAATCAAGTTTTGATGTTACTTGATAAAAATTTTAAATCATTCTTTGCTTTACTTAAAAAGAAACAAATTGGCAAATATGATAAATCAGTAAGAGTACCCAGATATTTAGATAAAGATAGTAGATGTGTAACAATCTTTACCAAAAGTGCAATATCCAAAGCATATCTTAGAAAAGGTTTAATCAAATTATCTTCTTTGAATATTATTATCCCAACAAAGGTAACAGAATCTAATATAGTTGAAGTAAGAGTACTTCCAAGAAATAATCATCATGTGGTTGAAGTTGTTTATGTGGTTGAAGAGAAAGAACTTAAACCTGACAATGGAAGATATGCTTCTATTGACTTGGGACTGAATAATTTAGCCACAGTTGGTTCCAATATAGTTAAACCTTTATTATAAATGGTAGACCACTTAAATCTATCAATCAGTATTATAATAAAGAAAAGGCTAGATTACAGTCACTTTTAAAAGGTAATAAGAGAACATCTAAAAGAATTAACAAAATAACACTTAAAAGAAACAATAAGATCAAAGATTATTTACATAAATCTTCTAAAACAATAATGAATTTCTTAGTTTCCAATGATATCAGTACTCTTGTAATTGGTTATAATTAGGAATGGAAACAAAACATTAACTTAGGGAGAAGAAATAATCAATCTTTTGTAAATATTCCTTTTTACACTTTCATTAAACAACTTGAGTATAAATGTAAATTAGAGGGTATAAATGTTATTCTAACAGAAGAATCTTATACTTCCATATGCAGTTTTCTTGATAATGAACCACTCAGAAAACATAGCACTTATGCTGGTAAGAGAATAAAGAGAGGTCTTTTCAGGTCAGCCAAGAACAAACTCATTAATGCTGATCTTAATGGTTCACTTAATATAATTAGAAAAGTAATTGGAGAATTTCAGTATCCAATAGAGGTGTGTGATACGCCATTAAAAATTATTAAATTGTAATTTTTATAAAATT